TATTATTGCTGGATCGCCAGCAGTCTGACCTAATTCATTAGTTCTAGTAAACCACTCCTTAAAACTTATAAGTCTGCTAAAATCTAATACTGCCATTTATGCCATCGCTATCAGAGCAGGTCTAGGTATAGCGGCACCACCGGTCGCATTATCCAACTCAGTTTTCATTTCATTAACTGCGGCAACAAGATTACCTTTCGCAGTTGTTGATAAACTACTTAAAGTTCCTTGCTCGTTATCTAATTCGTTTATACCAGCGACTACATCATTTGCAGTAGTTGTTAACGCAGAGGGGTCGCCTAGAGTTGTTGATATTGTATTAGTTTTTTGTCTCCAGGTATCAATACTGTCTGTTCCGTTTACTACTGTAACTGCCATATTATTTCTCCAATATTTGTTGTATCATAGATTTGATACTACTCATCTCATCTTTAATACTATTTATCTCATCACACATAGTCTGCATTTTAACTTTTTCTGACTTTTTAGCAGTCTGAACTGCCATGTATGTTTTATATTCACTAGTAGAAGTATTAATAATACCACTACTATATCTTTCTCTCTTTAATTCAGAATATCCATCAATTTGTATATGTCTATTACTCATTATAATGCCAGTGCTATTACCCTTAAATTCTTAATTTTAGGAACAAACGCAGTATTTGTTGACTTCATAACAATCTTAATTGCTACTGCAGAGAATTCATTTAAATCAGATACTAGATGAGTTCTTTCTTTAAAGTCTGATATATTACCATCTGCAATATCAGCAGTTTCTTGAATAACTTTAGTCCAAGGTATTGTATCAAATGTCTGTTCTGCACCATCAGTTATTACTTTACGATATATTTCAATTGTACATGATGCAGGTCTGTTTGCTTCATATAAAATCTTAATTGCAGTAGAAGGATTCGCTAAAGTAAATCTTCTAGTTAGATAGTTAGTCTTATTTGTTGCTCCACTTGGTGCAATATCATCTAAGAACTTTTCGTGTTGTTTAACTGTTATACTATTTGTTGCCGATTCGTTTGTACCGGGGTTAGGAAGTACTGATATTGTTGCAGTTGTTCCATCGTTACTATAGTTAGTAATTAAATATTTTGCATTATTATTAGAATTAGATGCTCCAGAAACAGTTATATACTTACCAATGTCTAGCGTATCAAACAATGCTCTTACTCCAGAGTTTGTTGAAGTAATATTACCATTTGTATTTGATAGTGCGATAGTTGTTGCGGTTGCTACTGTTCTATCATCATGCGTTGCCATATTAACATCAGTTTCTACTAAACTATCAATTCTATTTGATATTAGACATAGTGATACTCTTTGTGTGTCAATCATAGGTGATACAAAATCATTAGTAGTATTCATTGTTGCTCGTAACTGTGCAGAATAACCAACTGTTGCACTCTGATTATCATTAGAGAATACAACTTTAGTACCATCCATATTAATACTACTATTTTCAAATACTGGTTTAAATCCAGTGAACGCTCCACCAACTCTTGATGTAATATTCATATCATAAGTTAGTGATGTGTTAGCAAAACGTAAGTTTGTTATTGTTGGTTGAACCACATCTGCAAGTATATTTCTAGTTGCTATGATATTTGCTCCACCAGTCAGGTCTGCAGTCAATCCACTCACGCCACCCACTACATTAGAACCTGTCACTTCGATTACATAAGAATCCATAGTGACTGGAGCAACGACTGTATGTGATCCATTTAATTCAGTTTCAGGTATACCATTTGTTGTTGAGTTAGCACCATAGAATCCAACTCCCACATTAGCAAACTGAACAGTATCTCCAACTGCAAGTCCATGATTTGTCTGTGTTACACGAATTTTATTTGTGTTTACTGCAGTTTCGAATGGGTTGTTATTTAATTTTGTAAATCCATTTCTTCCATTATTGAAGTTTATAACTGCAACGCTATCAGTAAATGACGCACGATAGAAAGTCATCTTAATATCTCTATCTTGATACGGAGTCCATGTACCACCATTCTGCGATAGGAACATTGTTCCAGTTAATGGATTTCTAGAAACTGTTCTATTGTCTCCAAGATTAGAACCCCCTAGTTCTGAGAAATATACTTTACATCCAGGTTCATCAACTTTGATTAGAAGTGCATAAGTCACATCTTGTGCTAAAAATACAGGACTATCAAAAGTTACAGTAGTTGCAACTGAAGCATTCGCAGAAGTATTAACACTTGCCGCAGGTATAGTTTTCTGTTGTATAATCTTCTCACCAGGAAATCCATCTTTGGTATTTACTAGTTGAATAAGAATAGGTCTTGTGCCAGCAGTTTGAAAGAATAAATCCATCTTAGTTAACATCACACCATCTAGTGCTTCAGATATATTAAAAGTTTGTGCTAAAGGATCATGGAAGGAGCCGTTACTATTATCATTATTATTATCTTGTTGTGGAGGATTATTTCTTGAGGTTCTTTGAAATCTTGTTGAACCTGTAATGTTTCTAGTAATTTCTCTATTTGCATTAACACGGTCTCTAGTAAACTCTGCTTGTCTTAGAGATAAAATTGTCTCTTCTTTTGTTTCATTCATACCAGTAGCACGGAATATCTTTTCTGCTTTTGTGGTATGTACTCCAATATCAATACTATTAGTAATACTATCGATTAATCTTAAAACTCTATCTCCAGTTCTAAATTTGACTGCATCTGTATCCGGTACAACAAATACTCCAGTAATAGTTCCTTGTGCATCTGTAATAAGGTCAGAGTTGAATTGTTGTAAATTTTTATAAACATCTGTAGAAGTTGCATCAGTTGTTCCGTTGATATCAGAAATTGTACATAGGTTTTTAACTCCTAGAGAATTATCTACTGCACCAGTTAATTGGTCAGATATTGCAAATCCATTCTTGATGTTTGCAATATGAATTACAACTGGCATACCATTTGCGTTTACTGTGCTATCTGGTCCTTGATAAGTTACAACACCAGACGCTTGTAATCTAGTAACTGTTCCTCCTGAGGTATATGAAGTCATTGTTGCAATTGCAGTTCCAGTTGCATCGTTATTTACTATTGTAAATGTATTTGCTCCAGTGTTAACGCTTTCTACTCTATACTTTCCAACATTAAGTTCTACTGCTCCAGCGATACTTGCAAATTCTACAATATGTCCGAGTGCAATACCTGAGACACTTGATGCCGTAATAGTAACTGTATTACCACTCTTAACTGCACTAGAAATACTAGTTGCGGTATGAACTTGATTTCTTACTACATCTCCAATTGCAAAGGCAGAAGCAGGATATGCAATAGTGGAATCAGGATCGGAGAATGTTCCGAAGAACCTTCCATTATCGGTATCTGCTTGACTTCCCGGATCTTGTAATGGAAAGAAATTAAAATCTGTTCTGTTAGTAGATGTTACTGTAAATTTATCATCTGGTTTAAAGTATGTTTGTACATTAACATTATCAAAGAATGGAAATACTTTTGTACTAGGTCTCATAGCATCTACATGAACATGAATAGGTAACTCACGCATATAAGGAATCATAGACATATCTACAATTCTATCGCCCATTGCTTTATCGACTGTACTATTTAAGAGTTTGGTTTCAACACCTTCTCTTACTTGTCCAACTTGTCGAGTTCCAGTTTGTTGTAATACGTTACCATTCCATCCACCTTGAACACCACTACCAATATTTCTTTCACCAGTGAAAACTTGTTCACCAAACCAGTTATCTTGCCATGATTCCCAAATCGTACCTTCAACTCCAATCTCATCTGCTAGGAATTGAATTGCATCAAAATTATTATCATCAACAACAACTAAGTCTGGTCTACGAGTTGTATTCTTCCAATCGTCAGAAGCAGGTGTGAGTATCATCTCGCCAGTAAAGGCGGCAACTTTATATGCATTTACTTCCATAGCATCTGTTGCGTATGGATTCTTCAAATATTCTAGTTCACTGTAATTAAGTGTAACGATACCATCGGTATGTTTCTTATAGTTTGAAGCAAGTCTAGTAATGTCAGTACTAAGAACTTCTGTCATTGTAGCAATTTCAGTATGTGCCATAGGTCTTGCAATTCTACGTTTCATATCAACTGCAACACGATAATCAGGAGAACCTACATTACCAATACCATGACCTTTGAAATTATCTACGATAAAACCATTCTTCAATCTAGGATTACCATCACTATCAGGTATAAGTAAGTCTGTAGTTGCTTTTTCTAATAAGTTTAATGAACTAACTTCTTCAAGATTTGAAATTCTTGTTTCAAGTCTACCGATATCACGCATTGTGTATCGTCTATTTTTAATTTTTTTAGCGAGTACTTCTGAAGTATTAATAACATAAGGTTTATATGTCACTTCAAAAAGTGTCATTGCTTTACCAAGGTCTAATGGTGGCACAGGATCAGTTGCCGGAACGCCAGGAATTACAATAAATTTTCCATCAAAGTTCATTGCAACTTTATCAATTCTTGCTAAGAAATAAGAGAAATCTGCTTCAAAGTTAGTGCCAATCATAGGTAACTGTGTACTAGATGCACCAGATGAAGTAAAGTTTACTCCAGCATCATCAATTCTAGGTCTAAAGTCGATAGCATCTCTCAAATCATAAGTATCACCATCACCATCAGGAGATGTATATGTAGGTATATCTTCATAAGCGATACTAGAATAACTATCTACAGAGAAATAATCTCCAGCAGTATGTGTAAAGTAATCGAAAGTTATTAGAAGTCTTCCAGTTGGTGCCGGACGACCTGCTTTTAATTTAATTCTTGCAAGGTCATAATACGCATCTCTTTGTCCACTATCAAAATCATATCTATCAGTAATGTCTTGGTCACTTGAAGTTGCATTAGTTGAAAAATTTGCCGCCATCTTAACAGACTTCAATGCATAACCATCTGCTTTACCAAGTTCTACTTCTGTTACTTGCGCCGCCGCTTGAGTTGTTACTTGAAGCGTTGCATTTGAATTTAGTGATTTTGACTTTTCTGCACTAGCAGAGTTACGAACTTGAACAGACGCAATCAAAGAAACATTGATATTGTTTGTAGGATTAGCACCACTCGGTAGTGTTTTACCTAATAGATTACTAAAAGTAACTGTTCTATCACTATTCGATAGTACTATGTCTGCACTAGTTAAAGGAATAATTGCTCCTACGTTAGCACTAGCAAGAGTTCCACTACCAGCACTTGTTGCAATTAGAGTATAATTTTGTAAGTTTGATACAGATGTAAAACTTTCATCAGTATCTACAGTAAATGTTGCAGTACCTCCAGTTATACTTCTATCAGTACCACCCGTATGAGGATTATGTCTTCTTACTGTATATGAAGAAGATAATACGTTATCTGGATTTGAAGCACTACTACCACGAATTTTTCTTGTTCTAAAGTATCCAGTTGGGAATATTAATTTTTTCTGGTCAGGTCGAATAAGTTCTGCAGAGAAACGCTTGACTGTACCACCTGATACTGCAGACGCACCATTTGCTACTAATTCTAGTGCTAGATTATTTGTTAGACTTGATACTTCTCCAATATCTATATCATTTAGGAAAAGTCTATCGCCAACTTTAAGTTGTGTGTTAATTGCAGTACCAACTCCAGTTACAGTTGGATCAGTACTAGCAACAGAAGCAGTACCAGAAAGAGTAATTAGTTTTGGTTCAATTTGGCATTTAAATGTTGTACTACCTACTGAGGAGTTATCACCGAATGCTCTTGCATCTCTAGCAAAATCTTTTCCATCATTCATTTGTATATCAAATATACCAAGTTTGAATGTAACGGCAGTTATAGTACCAGTATAATCTCCATCGTGAAGTTGTAGACCTCTTAGGTTACAAGTACCAATAGATGCTGGCGAACCACCAAGATGGTCATCATAGATGTGTATCTCTGGAAAGTTATTAATATCAGGAGAACCTGTAAGAGTATTTACAAGAATATAGTTACCAACATCTGTTTGAATTGGTGTATCTACTACGCTATTGAATGTTCTTGGTTTGTCTGCATTGACAAATTTAGTGATTTGACTTTCTACTTCATAACCTTGTACATATGCTTTACCAGGTTCAATATCTAGTGCGAGTTTAGTTGCATCTCCACTTTCTGTAGCAGTATAGATTCCTCTATTACTTCCTACAATTAGATGTTCACGAACATCCATTCTAAATGGTTTTACTTCATAATCTCCACTTTCATCATAAGTTCGTCTAGCGAATTCTTCTTGTAGAAAATTATAAGTTGCTTTGTCTACTAGTTTAGAAATTTGTCCATGTTCAATTCTGGTCAATTCTACAAAGTTTACATCATCAACTGCAGTTAATGCTTTCTTAACTAGTGTAAGTGTAATTTTATATCTGTGGGCGCCGGGAGCGGCATAGTTAGATGAACCTTGTGCATTATCTTTTAATGTTGCATCTTCTTCTGGTGTCAGAGTTGATTGTGTAACTTGAAACCCGATACGATAAGAAGGAAAAGGACTATAGTTATCTAGTATAATAGTTTGTGCATCATTTGAAACAAAGAATCCATTGATAAAGAATACTCCAGCATTTATTCTTATTGCTGAACCTCTACCAACTGTATCACTGTCTCCTGCAGTAGATACTGCAGATGGATCGAATTTACTTGTTGTTGCTAGTAATGTAGAATTGACGGTACCAGTCGTTAAGAGTGATGCCGTCAATTCTGTAGTTTGATTAGCAGATAACTGAGCATTTTTAGCAGTAGTATTGTCAGCATTAAGAGATGTTACGTTTTCACCTATAGCAAAAGACTTTGTAGTATTATTAGTACCACTATCTTCATACTTGACATATAGTGTTAATGGAGTAGTTGAGGTCGCCGCAAGTGTTCCAATAACTCTCGCTTTAACACCAGTCTCAGAACCTGTAACAAGTTTGTTTACAAAGTCTGCTCTATAACTCTCTACGTTTTGTGCGTTAAATGTTGACTGGACTTTGACGTAATCATATTCCAAATCATATGCAAGGTCTCCTGGTATAACCATAGAACCTTCTTTAAAAATGTGTCTTCCGTGACGCTCAATCTGATTTTGTAGTATTGACTGTAGTTGCGTCAACTCTCTCGCCTGAACTGGAAATCCAGGACGAAAGAGAACACGTTGAAAGTTCTTTGATTTTGCTCCAGTAGTACCCTCAAAATCATCATAGTATGGGTCTACATTAAAGTCTATAACTGCCATTTATTGCTCCGATGTCTTCTCTCTAAAAAAATACTATATTTGTTAATAGTATTTAGTCTAGAATTCAATAACTAATTTAATGTCTTCAATTTGGTCAGAAGCACGATTAATTGGTCTACGATGTTCGATATACATGATATCACCACTATCTACTACGACTTCAGGATTACCTAAACTAGAAACTGCTCCAGATGCGGAAGAAGTACCACCACTGACAGTTTCAGAACCTGTGAATGCCACAAATCCAGTAACGATGTCTTGATAGTATCTAAGAGTTCTAGTTGATGCATTCCAGTCAATTACTTTTGCAGAAGCACTAGAAGAACCACCTGTGAGTGTTTCGTCAGTTGCAAACGTACCCGATAGACCACCAGCGGCAAGTACAAGTGATTTAGTTGCACTAGCAGTTGTAGCAGTTAACTTATTAGTTGTACCAAATGCAAGTGGATCACGAACAAGACCTATTCTACGATAATCGTTAGAAACAGGAAAGTCTCCAGCGCCATCAGCATATTCAAGTCTTACGTTATTCATTACATAAAATCCACCTAGTTCGTCTACTGTAGAAGTAGAATGACCACCTGGAGGTGATATAATTGCTTTTACTGCTCCAGAAGAACCTCCACCACCTGATACGGTGACAGTTGCTTGTGTGAAGTTAGAACCTACGCCTGTAATATTGATTACAGTAATAGCACCACCTGATACAGTTGCAGTTGCAGTTGCGCCTGATCCATCACCTACTATAGTGATAGTTGGTGCAGAACTATATCCAGAACCACCATTCGTAATTTTATACTGCTTAATTTCGCCATTAGTTGCGGCGGCAGAAGTATCAAATTGCTCTTTGTAAGGTTGACCTGCTCCTGGATCAGAAGTAACATATCTAACTGGCATAAAGTCAGTAGATAAGAACTTCAGTGCATCAGCGGCAGAGATAGTATACATATATTTCCATATATATCCATCTGCAGTTGTGATGTAACCAGTTGAAGTGCCAGTTGGTTTAGTTGTACTTGCAGTGTTACCATCGTTATTGATAACTTTGTACACGTTGTAATCGTCAGTCACCACATAGAATGTTGCGGCAAATAAACTTGTTGCTCCTGAGTTTGCAGTATTCGATGCCGAATAGTCATGTGCATATTCGTCATATGTTGTTCCTGAAACCCAATCTCTTCTTACTACTGCGTGTGTGATATCTGTTGAAGTAACACGTTTCATTGCGACCATATCGTCATACGAATTGAACGCCGTGTCGTTATTATCTGCAGGAGTAGGAGGAGAGGTGTCATCGGCCCACGATTGTGGTCTACCGATAAACAGGTATATATTAGTTGCGGCACTCTCACTAAACGCTTCGATGTATTGCTCGGCGTTGTGGATGCGGAACTTGTTGGTAATGATTGCGGCCATTTTATCCTCTCTTAATTAATAAGTACTTATTACATTATTTATAAGACTTTTTAACTACTTCTTAGAAAGATTTCACTATCAAACACAAGTGGTGTCTTTCTTCCTGGGTAGTTTGCTAAGTCATCAGCGGTTAGAAACTCAGATAGATGCAATATATTAGTATTTGCATATGTATCCCAATAGTTATCGTTACTAGTATTACTTCCACTGTAATTCGCAGTGAGTTTCGCACTATTGTACGTTGCTCTATATATACGACCACCACGGTCGATTTCTCTAAATCCTGCCGAATACGGCGGGAATAGGAATTTGAATCTATCTATTGAATATCCTGTGCTTCCTAATCTTGCTGAACCATAGGATTCGTGTAGCATAGCATCTTCTAATCCCAATGAAGCGATTAGATGAAGTTTTGATGATGCGGCAACTTTCAAATCGTCTGAAGAAGTGATAGTTGGCAATAATAAAACTACTGCTCTTTGTACTGCTTGAGCAACTTGAGAGAGTTGTTTAAATATTTGTATTTCATGCTTGACAGTTGATGTAGCAGTAAGTTCATTAACAAATGCCTCAAAAGTTTCAAGAATAAGTAAAATTTCTGGTGTTGCTTTTGTCTTACCATGAGTTAGTGTACCATCTACTGTAGGAATAGATTGCTTTGCATCAAATGCAGGAGTTTTCAATAATAAAATAATTTCTTTTAAGAATGTCATAGTTGCGTCAATGTTTGTCATAGGTGTTGGACTACGAGGGAATATCAGAGTAGGTAGCAAACCAGCACCCTTTTCTGTTCCATTAATACTTTCTTCACCAAGCAGATATTGATTACCTTTATTAGTCATTACTTCATTACTATCTTCCATAAGAATTGCTGAACCGTCTTCTTTCTGAATTCTTGTTGGGAACATTGTTGTTTTAACTGTTTCAATAAAAATCTCTAGTTCTATTTTTTGTTCTCTAGGTGTCATCAATACATTTCTTGAAATATTGATAAGTTGTAAAATCTGTTTAAATCTAGGATCACTTCCATTTAATCTTACATTAGAACCACCCCATACGTTAGCACGAACTGAAGTCTGAATAGAAACTTCACCAAACAATGCAAGACCTACTGGATGTAATATTCTTTTAACTGCATCTCTCCAGATGTTGATTGAGTTACCAACTTTAACAACATAAGAAAAATCTTGAAAATATTTACTATCTTGAATACTCTTAGAACTTTCTGATATCCTTCCATCAGCACCAGTAAGAACACCTTCACTTGTAGATAGTGTTCCTGTAATAGGAGTAATAGTGGCAGGTTTACTTTGAAATATAGTTGCAGTAGCACCAGATGTGCCTCCTGTAACTCTTCCTCTTCTTGAGGGTGTAGAAAATTTATCTATTGCACTATTAGGTTTAACTTTATATAAAGACCTTGTCGTATCAAAAGATGTAAGTACTCCATCTTCGACAACACTATTCTCACTAATTAATAAATCTCCAGTTTCTAATTTAATAGAACTGCCATCTTCTTTTAATTGTCTGTATGGTTGTGACGTAATAGGTTCACCAGCAACAAAAGTTCCTGTTATATCTTCTAATATTATATTTGTATCAGAGGTAACAAGAGGTGCTTGAGTGTAACCACTACCTAAATTTGTTCTTGCTATACCAGTAATTCTTCCTACACTATCAGATGTAGAAAATATTGATGCACCGGTACCATTTGTCGATGTAATTGCAACAGTAGGTAATTGGTCATAATTATTACCTTTATTGATTATAAGAATTTCGTGAACCTCACCAGTAAAATCAGCAATTTCAGGAATAACTTTTGAACCAGTTTCTAATAGTAAGTTATCTCCATCTTCTTTAACAAATTCTACTATATTACCAGCAAGAATAGCATGACCATTCTCTAGCATAATACCATCACCATCATTCTCTTTGATAAGTCTACCCTCAACTCTTGAGACTTTTGCAGAAGCACCAGAACCTTGTCCAGAGTTTGTATATGTTACTATATCATCTAGTGCATAACCTTTACCTTTAGTTTCAATGAGAAAGTTGTCAACCTCTCCTTTACCCACAGAAGTAATATCAAATGCGGCGGCAGTACCAATCTCTTCAGTAATAAGAGTATTACTAGTTTCTGTTAAAATATTATCTCCAGTTTCTAAAAGAATATTTGGAGTTACGTTCTTTGTTAGTAGGGAATCACCAGCAGTAAAATAGGCACCAGGATTTGTTATATTAACATTAGTAATTATTTCATCAATAATACCAGTAACAGTGCCATTAATAGTTGAAATGTTTACTGGTTGCTCTGCTACGAAAGTACCATTGACACTATTCTGAGTTAACGATAACTGATAAACTGTATCTGTGCCAACTTGCAATCCAATAAAGTTTTCAATCCCTCCACTAGCAAGATTAATAGTTGATTGTGATGGATTATTTGATTGAATAACACTACCACCTACAATATCTGTAATAGGTCCTGTTACACTTTTTATATTAAGAATGATATCTGTAGAGAATTGTCCATCAGATACACGCAACATATCTTTCTTTGGATAGTAGATGCTAACTTCTTCATTAAACAACATTCTAAAGAGTAGAATTATTGACTTATCAGTACCCTTTGCTTGATAAAAGTTTTTAATATTTTTAAGAAGTGTTCTCTTATCATTAGTAATAGTATCTGGAATATCTACTAGATAATTCTTTTTAAAATAATCAACAAACACATCGACTGTTAAATCAATATCGTTATATATTCTAGCATTTCTTGTGACTTCGACTGCGTTACCATGTTGCTCTAACCACTCATAATACGCATCAAGAAATGTGATGAACGTAGGATGGTCTGATTGAACAAACTCAGGTAGTTGCTCAGATATAACTGAGGATATCTTACCTTTAATAAGGTCGTTGTCGAGATTGAACGCCATTAGTAACCACTTCCACTACTCTCTGATGAGGACGATGAAGAACTACTACCTACTGATACAGTAGAAGTTGCTCCTGCGGCGCCTGTTCCGCCAGTCTTACTTAATTCACTACTTGATGTAGTAATATATTGAACACCTGCAGAGGATTCTCCAGTTGCTATTTTATCTACGATTGTATTTACTACAACAGTTAAAGGATTAATCATAAGAAGAATTTCACGAACACTTACTACATCATTTGAGTTTAGTGTTACAAAGATTTCAACTTCATTACCATCAACAACTGTACTAGTTATATTTAATTGGTCAATAACAATCTTACCAGTTGAATAGTCGATAGCACCTTGAGTTGCATTTACAATAACTTTTGTTGAAGAACCTTCTTCTAAATAATATGAACGAATATTACCATCACCATCATCATCTAGATAAAGAGTTTGAGTTCTACCTCCGATAGTAAAACCCGTAGATGATAGATTAGTAGGAGCGCCTTTACCTTGAGTGAATAAAGGATTATAAAAATCTAAGGTATATTTACTTTCTGTATTTAATATTGCATCAAAGTGTCTTTCGCATCTAATTGTAGTTACGTTAGAAACAATACCAGGATCAGCAAGGTCAATTCTATTTACAAATTGAGAATATCTAAACACACTATCGAAATTCTTGATGTCGTTATTAGCATACGTTTCGACTACTGCACGAACTCTTGTTGCGATATCTGAAGAGGTTGCAGTTGTAATATTTGGATTCCAATACACATTAATAGTAGGAAGAATACAAATATACTTAGCATCTATAATTTCTGGAGTGATTGATACCATAGTCTTACCAGCAAGATAAGTTGACTTAATAGCATTCTTTGTAGATGTTGTCAACGTCTTTCCTGTTTTAGGTTTAATCGCCATAAACACTTTACCATAAACAGGAGGGTCATTATCTTCTCCACCCCATACTTGCATAGTGTCTACGTTGTTATATAATTTTGGTAGAATGACTTTATAATCTTCTGCAGTCACGGCACGATTTTGTGAAGAATAATATTTAGGAGCGTTGAACTTAATACTATCTACTGTTTCTCTTGGACCACCATTCTGTGCAGAAATAACTGTAGTGATTGTTGCATTAGTAGAACCACCAACTCCAGTTTGTAGAGTAAAGTCTGAAGCACCATTAGAGTCCTCTTCATTACAAACAATATATTCTAAAACTACGATATTACCATCAGACAATGCTTTACCTAAAACATCATCACCAAATGTAACTTCATAATGTCCACTATCAACTGCGTCTACAAAGTATACTTTACTTGTCGAACCAATATCTAATATGTTTGATGCTTCAGTATATACTTCTTGTGTTACGTCTGTCACACTTGTTTGTATCGTTACTTTTAGTGTTGTGATGTCTATGCTTGGTTCTTCTAATAAAAACCTTTGAGAAGATAAATTACTATCTTTAGTATATTGTAATGTTAATAGTGTTCCTTCTTTAACATCTATGTTAGTAAATGAATAAACTCCTTCAGTTGGAGTAATTGTAATATCTGATGTATTAACAAATTGATAGTTAGTTCCAGATACTCTTGCTCTAAAAACTGTACCTTTGTTCATAGTCAACGATGCCGGACTACCACTAGGAGAATTAATTGTTACGTTTAGTCTAGCAGTAGATGAAACTGAAGAACGAGGTGTATAACCTAAATGCTTGGCAAGTGAAACAACGCTATCTCTCTTGACGGCACTATCAAGAAACATTTCGTTTGCTACCATATTACCATATACTGCATTGTAATGTGTATTGTAAGATAATACATCTAATAAAGTATTCATTGCTGAACCTTCAAAGTTGTAATCTTTAAAACTATCTTGCGTTTGTAGATGAGTTTTTAAATTAGTTTTAATTTCATCAAAATCGAGTTCGGTAACTCTAAGTCTTTTAGTTGTTTGTGCCATTATCGTGTCCTTGCCAAGTAAGTTTCGAATACCTCTTGTTGTGTATGATTAACTACATAAAAATAAATTCTCACTCTATATTCATTTACATCAGAACCATCGGTTACATCAACTTCAGTAACTTCACATCTAGGTTCATAATTCTGTAGAACTTCCTCAACAGACTTTCTAATACTTCTTCTAGTCATGGGGGTATTATTTTCAAATAATAATCCTGTTACAGAACAACCCAACTCAGGATGAAAAGGTCTATCAAAATAGTTTGTTTGTATCAATGCTCTCATAGACTGCTTAACTGCTTCTACATCAGTTTTTCGTGCTACATCTTTAGTACTACTCAACAAAGTAAAGTTGAAGTCTAAGTCGCTAAAATTAGCAGTTTTTCTTGTTACAGTCTGTGCCATACTACTATTTATACCTCTTATCCACCAGCAAAAACATTAGATGAACCTGATGCCGATGCATTAGGTACCCATGAACCATGTCCACCAGTTCCATCACCTTTTCTATGCACACCTATACCATTTGCAAATACAGTTCCACTACCACCTGTCGCTGGATCGCCACAACTTGTTTTGTCACCTATCCGAGTAGTTTTAGCACTATTAGTATTTACATTTGGAGAACCAGATGCATATGCAGTCTTATGAAATGGATTTGGTGTAGGACTCGCATGACCAACATGACTATCTAATCCTACTCTTGTAACCGGTTGTCCCACTATTTACCTTGTCCTATATATTTTTTAAAACTTCTACGTTTACTTTTATTCATTGTTGATTTAATTGGGTTTCTACCAATAGAAGTTCCCTTTTTTGTTGTCTCATGCACCATCACTGATGAATGTTTAGCAGTCTTTGCCATAATATTTAGTTCTCCTAATTCAAGTTAATAATCGGTGCATCTGCATCAATTTCAGACCCACCATTTAAGTCAATCACATTACTTGCATCAACAACAAAGTTTACGCACTTAGCACGAATGTCTTTAGTTGATTCCATATCGATATTACCTTCTGCTTTAATAGTTGCAGTTCCACTCACATAGATATTATAACTACCTTTTACATGAGTGTTAAAATCCTTTTCTACTAGTATCTCTTGAGTACCTTCATTTAATATTCTAATAGACCCATCTGGATGCATCTCAATAAAACTACCAGACATATGTTGTATATTAATTCTTTCGCCACTTGGTGTATCATCAAGTTCGATAACATGACCACTTTCTGTTTGTGTAACTTTATTATAAGGGTATCTTGCATTATAAGGGTTAGACATTAAAGTCCAAGTATCACTACTGTATGCAATAGGGTGTGGCGGATGTTCTTCTGCAGAGAGATGAGTATTCTTTAATTTAAGTAATTTAGAATTTCTATCTCCTCTTGCTAAACGAGATGTATCCGGTTCTTCAATTTCTATAGGATGTGTTCCTGTTGGATCACTAAATCCTAAAGATGTATTAGGTCTTACTAAAGGGTATCCAGGAAACGAACCCATCACAACTGGTTCTTGGCAACTAGTACCATCTCTAAACCAACCCATTACCCAAGACCCCTTTAAAAGTCCTGAAGGAGAATGTCCAATTTGAGATATTGATGCTGAAGTAGTAGGCATCATAACCATTGCCCATGGTAAATCATCAGTAGGTAAAGTTTCTTTATCTTCAGTATGAATACCGAGACATCTAACTTTAACTCTTCCTATTTGTTCTGGATCGTTGTGGTCTTCGACTACACCTTGAAACCAAGTGAACCCGTCAAACCCCATAAAATTTCTCATACTCATTCCTCTTATTTATATTTAGACCGACAAAATATCACTTGAAGTTTTGAACCCTTTCTTACGCATAATAGTTTTTGCAATAAGTTCAAATTCTTGAGTTTCTTTATCCCACTTGAGAACGAATGGCATATTTATATCTGTTTGCATATCTTTAAGAACTCCTTCAGCATCCGGACCTAGTTGAGGTATTTTTTTTCCATGCTTATTGAATGTCTGTTTGAAAAGTCTTGTAAGTTCTGCTGGAGTAATGTCTTTCTTATTTCTAGCATCATTCACTCTATCTATGAAGTGTCGAGTAAACTCTACATCAATACCAACTTTTGCAAAAATTCTATCAGCAAATTTTTCTACTTGATCCAAATCTTGCTGAGAAATCTTTTCTCTAATATATTTAAAATTACGCATGGAATCCATCCTTTACAATATTCATATCTACTTTATATTCAGTTGTTTGATTACCAACTGGAGTAAACATATGAATGCAATCTCTAATTAAATAAAAACCAGAATACTTTTTCTGATAAGCATCTTCAGGTTTCTCAACTTTTCTAATTGATGGGTAGTTAAACTCTACTAATCTTCCCGATTCAATAATTGGATTACCAGGAACTTCAAAGTTATTAATAACAACATCATTAATCTGTTTCATTAAATGTTTTCTCATAAGTCCATAATCGTCTGCATATAAAGTTCTATCTCCCGGTTGGTCTTTAGTATTAGAATGTATTTTACTTTGTTTAGGACTTAGATTAACTTTAATATCAGCAGATATAGGAATATTGTTTTGATAGTATTGAGGAATTTTTGATAGTCTAGTAACCTTATCAAAGTCATCCCAATAATTAAAAGTCTGTGTATCAATGCTCTTATGAAATATATCATGGGTAATATGCTTTGATGCTATATCACCAGCAATTACATCTTCACCTATTCTCGAACGGTCTGACGCTCTGAAGTCATCTACGTTTTGTGTTGTTTCGCTACCTACCATACCAGACAATGGTTTACCATCTGAACCATAAACAGGCACTCCAGGAACTTTATATAAATATCCTTTTGGAGGACTACCCTCTTTTCTAGCAGTTGTTATATCACCCATTAAATCAGTGATAACAATATTCTTAGTCTTATCTAACATAGTTGTTAAAGACATAAATCTAAATCCATGATTAGTTTCAAAGAAGAAGAATCCAGGCATATCTTTTTCTACATCTAGTGCTTTATCGGAAACCCATTTAATAACCTGACTAGGTTTCCATCTAGGTGCAACTAACTTTAAGTTACCTATAGTACCATCAATTGCTATCTTCTTACCTGTCTCTGAAGGTTCATATAAATATTTGTCAAATGTACTCTTAACTATCTGACTAGGAGAACCCACAAAAGGTGTACTAAGTGTTGTGTACATATTTTGCCAACCTGCTTCGCTGACTAGGTTTAGAGTGAATGCTTGTTTTCTTTCTGTAATAACAACATTCTTTACTTTTGTAACTCTAAAATACATATTAATTTCGCCATCTTTAGGACCATCTGCTACGTTATATTTTATGTGTACAATATTACCACCTATAATAGGATAGTCCGGTACCATATCATTACTATCATTAATAAGTAATTCTGCAGATTGAAATGGAGTGAGTATGCTATCGTATATTGTTAGTTGTGCATATACGTTTAATAAATCTAGAAAGTCTTTAGTCTTCTTAGTATCAGATACTTTTGTTGCACTAGGATGATATAAGTCCAAAGCACTCATAATGACTTCACCGCCACCTTTTGAATTGGGCATACTAGTCTCCTATAATCTCATCAAATTCTTTTATGAAGTCTTGCAATAATGCAGGACGTAAGATTTTAATTTGTCTCTTCTTCTCATTCTCTCGTTCTTCATATTGACGATTACTTAGTGAAGAAGATGCAAAGTTTTGAGTTGTACCTATGCCTGTAGATAAATCGTAGAACTGACTTGTTGTTTTAACCATTACTTTAGTATCACCAGATGCTTGTGGTCTTTCATAATGATGATGTGCATCAGGATTTGTATATTTTTTAGTTATCATCTTTCTAAGTTCACGCTCAGTTCTTGGCCAATCTTCATATACATCATGTATTTCATTTGTTATTAATATTACCCAAGCGAGAGAAGATGAACTGTAAAATTGATGTGCAAGAATATCAGGTCTTTCACCCTCTTGAATATCATATGGATCATATGAAAATACATTATCTGCAATACCACCTTTTAATTTAACTCTTCGAATAATATCTTTTGTAACAATTATATGTTCAGTATTACTACCGGGTTTTGTAATATCATATAACATAGTAGGAAATTTAGAAAAATAACTCATTAGTATCCCTCTGCAATTCTGTGTTTATGTAGTGGTTCAATCTCTCTAAAATTCATAGTAATCTGAACTTCAGTTGGCATACCATTTCTCAAGGTAGAGAACACTCCACTAGATGTATAATTTGTCGTAAAACTTGTTAGATAACAAGTTGATATCTTTTGTAGAAATTTATTCTGTTCATCTTTAAACATAAGAGATATATCAAACAAAGAAGGATAATCATAAAACAATCCACTTTCAATCAACTCTGGATGCATATGAAATCTAAATGTCTTAATGATATTATCTATAGCATATGCTTCTGCTTCAGAACGTGCGGCCATATCATAAACAAAACTAAACTCTCTAAAACCAATACTTTCAAATCTCTGTTCAATATGTGGGTTTGAAACTCTTCTTGTAGTAACTTCCATTATATTGTTTATATTAACACCAAATGCTTCAGGTATTTGAGCAACAACTTCAATACCAAGTCTTGCATATTGACCTGCCATATTTTCTAAACCATCTGAACCCATGTTACCTGATGCCGCCCTACCAATAGCACCAACGATAGCACCTAGTTTTGCTTCACTATAATTAGCAGTAGAAGTTGAGGTCATTGTTTGAGGAACTGCGAGAGCGATAGATGAATTTAATTTTTTTAGGTTTCTAGCACCGGCAAACATTCCTTCCGTAAATTTACCCACGGAATCTATAGCAGTATTAGCAATATCTGATGTCGCACCAGGTGCCATACCACCCATTAGTTTCTTAGTACCGGCCATTACTTGTCCACCAATATTTTCTCCTGCTTTAGAAATAGCAGGACTTACTAGTGAGGTATGACCTTTCCATGCTTTAGGTTCACCCTTAGTACCAGACATCTTAAAACTTGTGGATTCATCAAAGAATATATCAAATATAACATGATTATCTAACTCAGCAGGAGCATCTATTCCCATATCAATAGGATATGTTAAATTTTCGGTACCGTATTTTCTACCTTTTTTCTGAGGTGATTTTTTCGATAACGAACCTGAAGATGTGCTATCTCTCGCATCTCTGTTTAATGTTGTAGGTCTACCTACTAATCTTGATTGTCCTGCCATTGAATCCCTGCCTATAAATAGTAGTCTATTAGTATTATTTATAAGAGATTTTGATATGGCATACAAAGGAAGATATTCACCTACCAATAAAGAGAAGTATCACGGCAATCCCACAAATGTTATCTATCGTTCATTGTGGGAACGTAAATTTATGAAATGGTGTGATTTGAATGATAGTGTATTAAAATGGGGTAGTGAAGAAACTATTATACCTTATGTGTCTCCTATAGATAAAAAGATACACAGATACTTTGTAGACTTCTATGTACAACTACAAGATAAGAATGGAATGATAAAATCATATCTAGTAGAAGTAAAACCTAAGAAATATACGAAACCACCAAGTCAAACTCCTAAGAAACGAACTAGAGCATGGTTCTCTGAAGTTAAAAATTGGGGGGTTAATGAAGCAAAGTGGAAAGCGGCAACTGAATATGCTAAAGATAAGAAGTGGGAGTTTATTATTCTTACAGAAGACCATTTAAACTAGCATAAATACTTATATGACAGATATCAAAGTATTAGAAGAAATAAGAACTGCATCCGGAGACCAGCGTAAATCAGCGATTTGGTATCAAAACCAGGTGCGGCAACTTGTTGGTACTGCATATACAGGTAAAAAGTTTATGGGCGACTATGCTGAAAACTTAACTAATAGATTGTTGCCAGGAAGAATGTATTTAATAAATTATATGAATCCTGTTACAAAAGCAAAGTTACCTTACTATGACCAGTTTCCACTAATACTTCCATTTAACATTGAAGGTAATCTTATAAGTGCTTTGAATTTTCATTATTTACATCCAGTACAAAGACTTATATTGTTAGAAAAATTGAGTAGATTTAAAATAGGTGATACTGACATACAAACAAGAATTCGTGCTGATTGGGGAATACTAAGTAACTTCGCAAGATTTAGAGAAGTTAAACCTGCCGTAAAAAGATATAGATTAGATGTAATTAAAGGTAGAAAACTTTTTATACCTCCTGATGATTGGACTGTTGCGGCGATACTACCAACAGAACAATTTAGAGGTGCATCTAAACAATCAGTGTACTTAGAGAGTAATAGAAAAATGAGGCAAAAATAATGAGCATTAATCAATTTTTGGCGGCAGTAAAAACTAGTGGGTTTGCAAAGTCTAGTAGATACATGGTTGTTATGGGTATACCTAGAGATAAGTCTGCAAACGCAAATGGCAGTTCTAGTATGTTCGGGCAAGGTAATCTTATGAGTGATTACACACAGATGAATAGAGATGCAAACGGAAAGTTTATAACAAGTTTATATTGTGAAGCAACGTCAATGCCAGCATTGAATATCGATACTAAGATAAACAAGACATATGGTCCTGGTAGAGAGATGCCTTATGGTCGTAGTTACACACCTGTTAATTTTAGTTTCTATATCGATAGAGACTATATGCTCAAAAAATACTTTGATGCATGGCAGAATATGATATTTGATAAAGAGAGTGGTCATATGAATTTTTATAATGAATACACTTGTGAAATTCATATACTTGCACTTGATGCTGGAGACAATGATGGAACGGATGGCAAACCTTTGAAATGTAAGTATCAATGTACACTACAAGAATGCTATCCAAAGACTGTTGCTGAAATAGGATTCGCCGCAGGTAATGGAGAGATACCAAGATTACAAGTTTCTATGAACTACAGAAAGTGGATAGATACAACACAAGCAGAAGGATTAGGTTCAACTGGCGCACATACAATATTTGCAAATGTTAAATCATATGATCCAACTACAGGAATATTTTCACCAGATGGTTCTTCAACTGACACTGGTTCAGGTTGGGCAACAAATGGTGAATTTTTAGTAACATAACTAACAGAGATTATGAGGAGAATAATTTATGGCACTACCTAGAATTGACGCACCTGAATATGAGATTGAATTATATAATGGTGATATAATTAAATACAGACCCTTTTTGGTCAAAGAACAAAAGATACTTCTTTTAGCAATGGAAGAAGGTGAACAACAAAGTATGTTGAATGCAATTAAAAAAATTATTGATAATTGCACATTCGGTAACTTAGATGTAGATAACTTACCATTATTTGAAATCGAAAATATCTTCTTACGTTTAAGAGAAAAATCAGTGGGCGAGAGCATTGATTTTAAAGTTAAGTGTACAGAAGACGATTGTGAAGGTTTAACTAATCTACAATTAAATCTATCAGATGTAACATATGATAGGTCAAAAATTCAAGATGGTGCTATTGTTATTAATGATACCATCACTATCAATATGAAGTTTCCAACAGTTAAAACTATAACTTCAGTTAAGAACGTAGAGAAAGTAACTGATAACTTTGAGTTTTTAACTAACTGTATTGATACTATTGAAGCAAATGATAATATTATCGATACTAAGACAACTCCTAAAGAAGAGTTAAAAGACTTTATCGATAGTATGACTACTGAGCAGTTTGGTAAGATTAGAGCATTCTTAGAAGGAATGCCCAAGATTAGTACCACCCTAGAGTATTCATGTACAATGTGCGGTAAGGATCAAACTAGAGAAATAAGTGGGTTGCAGAATTTTTTAGTATAACCCTCTCGCATGATGAGTTAGTTAATTATATGCAAACGAATTTTGCATTGATGCAACATCATAAATACTCATTAACAGAACTTGAAAACATGATACCATGGGAGAGGGAGATTTACTTTACTCTGTTGACCCAATACATAAAAGAAGAAAACGAAAAACAGAGACAACGGAGTGGGTAAATGACTGAAGAAATTAAAAAAGCAGGATATCATCCAGCAGATACAAATGGTGATGGTAAAGTAACACCAGGCGAACAAGAGATGTATCTTGAATTTAAACGAAAAGAACTAGAGGATGCGGATGCGAGAAGAGATGCTATGAGATTTATGACATGGTTTGCTTTGATGGGAATGTTATTTTACCCATCAGGTATTTTGATTACATCATTACTAGGACAAGAAGTAGCGGCAAGATTAATTGCAGATATCGCACCTACTTACTTTGTCGCAATTTCAGCATTAGTTGCCGCTTATTTTGGAGCAAACGCCTACGCTGATAAAAAAAGTAAATAGGAAATAAACTATGGCAGATATAAATTCAATAGCAGACGTAATTGAAAGACTACAAGTAGAGAATGGTATTAAGTTAGATACACAGTCTACTCATCTTGCTACTATGGAAACATATCTGGCAGATATATTAGGTACACTAGCACCACAAACTGATTTACTAGAACAGATTGCTAAAGCACTTGCACCTGACGCATTTGGTTCAGCACAAGGAACAGAAAACGATAGAGAAACAGGTGGTACCCCTATTGTAGCAGGTCCTCCTGGCGATAGTCAAGTGCAACCTGTTGATACTAAAAAAGGTACGAGTAAACTCGCAATGCTTGGAGTTGCCGCCGCAGGTGCGGCCGCAGGTATTGTCGCTGGTTTTGCAGGTTTCTTAGATTTCGATGCACAAAAAGTAAAAGACAAAGTATTAATACTTACAAGCATAGCAGATGAAGTTGATGGAGCGGCGACTGCAGAGACAGTTACTACTCTTGGATTACTTGGAGTAGCACTTGCCGCTTTTGGAATAGGTTCGGTTGCTAATGGTATTGCTCAATCATTTATGAAAGATAAATGGGCAGATTCAATTGTCGACCAAGTTACAACTCTTGTAAAAATTGGGGACCTATCGTTTGGAAAAGCACTCAAAGGTGCCGCAAATTTAGGAACTATTGGTGTAGGTCTTGCCGCATTTGGATTACTTTCTGGAGTTGGTGCATTAGGTCAAGGTCTTGCAAACTCTGTCCAAAAAGATGGATGGGCACAAGGTATTCTTGATAGTGTAACTACGCTTGTAAAAATTGGGGATTTATCTTTTTTTAAAGCAGTTGAAGCAGGTGCATCACTCACAACACTTGGGGCCGCACTTCTTGCTTTTGGTGTTGGCGCTGGAGTTGCTAAATTCGCATCTGGAACAAAATGGACAGAAGACATCGTAGCGAATGTTAAGACACTCGTAAAGATAGGTGATATAGGATTCGATAAAGTAAAAGACTTTGCAAAAAACATGGGACTTATAGCAACTGGTCTTGTAGCATTTTCAGTTGGTAGTGGCGCCGCAGGTGTTTCTGGAGCAATTACTAAATTTACTGGTCAAGAAGATTGGGCAGGAAAAATTAAAGAAAATGTAAAAACTCTTATGAGTATTACATCTTTACCTGGTGCCGATGAAGCATCTGTTTTACAATTTCAAAATGTGATGAAAGGATTAGCAACAGGACTCGTATCCTTCTCAAAAGGTAAATTTATTTCAGGTCTTCTAGATACTGGAAGTAAAGTTCTATCATTCTTAACTGGATCAGAAAGTCCTGTTACAGAGATGTTAAGGATAGCAACGAAAGCAGATGAACTAGACAAAGGTGCGACTGCGTTAGAAAGAATTACTAGTGCAATCGAAAAACTAGGTAAACTTAAATTTGATGGTAGTGATTTAAATATCAATGATATGGCAGAAGATTTACTTGCTTCAGTTCCTATTATTGAAAAAGCAATCATGGGTGGTAAAGTTAAAAAAGGTATGTTCTCATGGTTTAAAGACGATGTAGAATTAAAAGGATTAGCATCTGGTGATATTGATTATGATAGTGCTACTGCAAATATTACTGCATTACGAAAATCATTAGGTATGCCTTCACCTGAAGAAACTGTTGCCGCCGCACCAGCGAGTGGTAATTCTATGTTTAGTAATGATGCTCAAGTAACTAATACTGCAGATGGAATAAGAGGTTCTATTATGGTTGAGAAAAAGAATCCTGGATTTCAACAAGCACAAAATCTTAGTTTGGCATCCTCACAAGGTGCTGGAGGACCAGGTGTTGTTGCACCTACTGCAATTGTTAATACTACTAATAATCAAAATGCAACTAATACTTCTATAGCAACTAGAAACGAACATCATAAAAGAGATTTAACTAGTCTTACGAATGTTGATTTCTAATCACTCCATAACGTAGTAGAGATATCCGAAGTAACAAGCAACTATGATTGTGGTTGCAATTAAAAGTGTATATCCTACTACTTCAAAGAAAGCATAGATTTTCTGTTGTCTTCTGTTTATAGCACGAATTCTTTCTCGTTCTTTTTCTTTTCTATTCTCACTTGCTTGTGCTTGAAAACTAATCCAATCTTGCCACATACCAGGACGACCTGTGTAAATCATTAACTCACGCAGTTCATCTTCTTGTGCTTTGATTTGTTCTAGTGCGAGAAATTCTTCCAACTCATCTTTATTGCCAGACTTTCTATTAACTTTTTTCTGTAAGTTACTTTTGGCATCGAAATAGTTAAAGAGACCTGCACCCATTTCGTGAAGTTCTTTTCCGTTCTGAACAAATTCTTTAACTGTATTATATGCCGCCGAGCATAATGCGAGTTCTGCCAACATGAATAATCCTATTAGGTACTCATTGTATATCCATATTGTAGGGAAGTGCGACCACGGTCAATCGTTGCAACTATTTATACCTATAAAAAAAAGGGGACACACTCAAGGTCCCCTCTTTCTAAACTACTGTTACTTTTTCAACTCATCACTTCGCTGGCATCGCCACGATAGTCCCAAACTAGTATAAGGGGAGATTAATCAATGGAATAACTTCCTGCTTCTATAGTTGTATGTTAGTCATCGCTGGCGAGTTTACTAAAGTATGACATTGCTTCGTCATCCTCATCTTTATCGCCTGATGATTGTGTCACCTCTGGTGTAGTAGATTTCTCTTCTGCTACCCATGGTGCTTTCTCCGCAACTGGTCTTGGCGTTATTGGCGCCTGTACAGGTACGAAACTCTCTGGTGCTTGTGATAAGTTAAGAACCAAATTAAGTTTAGATGATAATTCATCATATGACTTGAAGTTTGCAGAAGCAAGAAATTCACTCAACTTGTATTGTGATTTCCACAATGCTTCAATCTTTGCATCATCACCTTCAAACAAATTAGATGAACTGTCAAATTCTGATTTATCATAATTAGTGAAACCCTCAACCTTTCTAATCTTCAACTTGAAGTTAGTACCTTTCCAAGGGTCGAATGGGTTGACAGGACTCTCATCTTCAAACTGTGGTTTCATTTGATCCATAATCTTATCAAAGATTTTCTTACCAAACTTGAAGAGTTTAACCTTGCCTTCATTCTCAGGATGCTTTGGATCAGAAACTACTAAGACGTTAGCAATATACGAAAGTCTTCGCTTTTGCTTTCTTGCTATATCTTTGTTCGCTTCAGTACCAGAGTTCCATAGTACAGAGTTATGTTCTGCAACCGGGTCTTTCTGATTTAGGGTAGTGAGAGAATTCTCAATATACCATTTACCAGTAGGACCTTGAAACCCATGATTGAAGATACGAACCCATGGTAGTTCTTCACCTTCTGCTTCGGGAAGGAATCTAATAACTGCGTAACCATTACCAGACTTATCTAGTTCTGGTCTCCAGAACCTTTCGTCTGCATTACTATTATTAGACTTTTGGGGGGTGTTTACTTTATCTACTTCTGTTAGTAGACGGGAAAGATTGTCGTTAGACTTCTTTAATTGTGCGAATGTACTCATATTTATTTTACCTCGTATGTGCGTTATATTGCGTTGTATAAGTTTATCTTATCCACATTAACATGATATAAGACTATTTATATGACTTTCATCATATTTCTGTATTCTACTATACACTATTACCTTGTACTTGTCAACATCTAAATCAAGAAAAGGTCGGTATTTGATTAACTTTCGCCGCTCTTCTTTCCAGAAGAAATCATCACCGAGCATCTTGTCCCAATATGACAAGTAGTTGTTAATAGCATCTAGTATAAGCATCGTTTCGATTTTAACATCTCCACGACTATACATCTGTAGTAGCAGAGGATGTTGTTCATCTTTTACTACAAATGATTTGTCGAACTTGTTGATATCTTCTTCTTCAAGTTCTGAACAAATTTCATCTAGGTCATTCTTTAAGTTCTTTGTTAAACTTTGTAAGCGACCTCTCCATAGATTGTATACTTGTAGTGCTTCTTCATAAATGAAAGCACCACCCCATCGATTGCCATCTACATGATTAGCAATCAGAAACTTTGGTAGTTCATCTTCACTAAACTCTTCTGCAAGTCTCTTAAAGTTAAACTGGTCTGACCTTTTATAAAAAGTCTCAGTCTTTGTTTTGACTGCACCTCTAGTCTTTGTTATATCGTATCTGTCTGTTGTAAAGTGCAACTTGAAAGCAAGGTACACATTGAAAGCATCAAATTCATTCATCGATAAGGTTTGCCGCATATCCATCCTACTAAACTATAACGAGTACCCTCTGTTACGGGAGTTACTCTATGAAATGTAAAACTAGGAAATACTATAGCACATCCTAACTTAGGTGTCAAGACTTCATTTCTATTTTTTTCGTGTGGTGACCCTAGTTCAAACTCAAAGTTACCACCAATGTAATCAGTATTCAAAATAATAGAGAAACTAATCTTTCTTATCTTTCCTCTTAGTACCTCAGAAACATCATTAGGGGCGTAAGGGAGACTTCTCTGGTCGGCGTGCCAATCATAGTGTTGCTTCTTACTACCTTCATACTTCGTAAACTGCAAATCTTCAAAAGCATCATACTCAAAGTTCCACCCATTGTTTATATTCTCTAGATATATCATCTGAAGTAAAGGTTTATAAAAGAATTCAGTCTCAGCATTTCTTTTAAACCAAGATACAGAACTAAGTCTATGGTCCTTTTCATTTGCCTCGGTACTGTCAATCTTTGCTGGTTCAATATTGGATTCGCCCATCTCAATAATCTTAGTAAGAGATGCATCATCAAATAAACGTACAGTTTCAGAAAATTGAGTTTTTAAAATCATGCCGGCAATTCAGCAGTTGTTCTAGGAAGATAATGTAAATCCTGTGCATTCACTGCTACTTTCTCTTTTAATGTTTTACTCACAAACTTCTTAACATCTTCAGGTTCTAGTTCATGGTTTTCGCAATATATAAGAATTGCATCCATATAATTAACTTGTTTGTCTTTTACAATATCTTCTACTAATTTAGAAAATCTTTTTGGCGTCATCGGTTCTACTTCATTCATTTCAATTAATCCCATCTATAAAATATGTGGTCAGCAATTTGACCAATATAAGTTTTTGTTTTCCACCATGACGGTTTCACATAGTCTGCATGATAGTGTGTTGCACCTTCTATCAATCCATCATATCTTCCAGATAATATTCTTTTCGATAACATATAAATTTTTGAATATGATACCTTATCTGTTATTACGTCTTTCTTACCATCACAGTACCAAGAGAATTGACATTTGTGTCTTATAGGATAATATATTCTATGACGATCCATCATCCATTTATGTTGCTTAGTCTTCCAACTCTCTTTCATTCTCGCTTGATACACTACATCACACACAGAGTTAGGATATCTATTATCTTTCATTCTATTAATAACTACTAGACCTACTGCAACTTGTCCTGCATCAGGTTGACCTTTTGCTTCATGGTATATATTATTTGCTAGACAAGTTAGTGGATCCTCTGCTCTTGTATTATCTGCATATGCCGAAAGCGATAGACATGATAATAATAATGTTGCTACTATTGTTTTATTCATAGTTGCATTATACTCCATTTTAGATGGGTTGTCAAGTCTTTTTATGGTAAAAGTGAAAATAAGGTGGTAGGTTATTCTGTTGCTAAGAAACCTACCGAAACTCCATTAACAATTACTGCTTACGCCGCAATTGCCATAGGTGCAAAATTATCGTTTGCGTTTGTAGTTTTTGACCAATTACGCAGTCACCCGACAGTTCTACTCTTACCTATCTCCATCAGTCGATCCTATTTCGCCCCCATCATAATTACTTGATTTACCAATACCTGATAAATATTTGATAGGAACTTCTTCCTTAATATTAAATCGTTTGATAAACCAATTAACTAATTTCTCAAACATATGTAACTCCCAAGTAATTATGGTGGAGGCGATGGGTACTGCCCCCATGTCCTGCCTGGTCTTTGGTTTGTATCAACAAACTGTAATCTTATTTATATCATACTGAAACAACTTTGTCAAGTGATTTTTCAATATTATGTTTCAATCCCTGGTGGTTTGATACCTTTAAATATATTTGTATTATATTCTGCACCTGTGCCACTAGATAATACGCAAGTTGTCATGGATGGTGCATGATACTCTAATAAAGTTGAACTACCAGATGTAGGATTTGCTAATATTTCTATAATAGTTCCTTCTGCTGAAATCCACCTAACAACTCCTACTTCACCATGTGATGATAATAGTTTTCCTTTAACTGCTTCATAACTGTCATTGGTACATGATACTGGTTTATGTAAACGAAACATTTCACCTGTAAATGGTTGCTCTGGTTTTTCAGTATCTTTAGGTAATTCTTCTCCAAATGCAAAACCACAAGATATTAATACTATCCATATGGTAACACAACCTATTAGATATTTATCTATTTTCATTATAGTCTCCTTATCAGATTCCGTTTGCCTGTCTATACCGATTTCTTATATCAATATATTTAGCAATATAATCATCTCTCTTCACTCTAAAGAGTTGAGGTTCATCACCCTCTACTGCTATAAGGATTGCAATAGTATCAACAGGTACACCTGTTAGTTCTTCATACATTACTGCGTATGCTGAACCTTGACAAAAGTAATTTGTAATCCATTCTTTAGATTTAGGTTTACTTGAAGTTTTAAAATCGATAATAGATAATCGACCATCAAACTCAGCGATACAATCTACACGACCAGCAGTTTCTAAATGATTAGAATACAAACTCTTTTCTTGTAGTTGAATATTGTTTATTCTATTGAGAAAAGGTTTGATGCTATTGAACATCATCTTCTCTGCAGGACCTACTATCTTAGGTTCCTTATTATTAAGATAGTCTTCACATTGATAGTGAAAACGACTACCTCTGGCAGATGCTTGGCGACTAATCTTATTCGCTACTTCTTCACCTACACGTTTACGCCATGCTAAGATACCTTTTTTAGTATCCCAACCTAGGACTGTAGTGACTGAAGGATATTGCTTACCTTCTGGTGTCACATACAGTCTTTGGTTGTTCTCATTAATTGTTTTTAGTTCAACTAATTTTTTATAGTAGTCTTCATTTAGATGTTTAAATAACACATTATAATCCTCAAGTTGTAATTATACCTTCAGTATAACACACTTACATAGTGAAGTCAAGTATTTATTTCGCCGCTTCTTCTTCTGCTTTTATTTTAGCAATTTCTTCTGGCGACTGGTCATTCCATTCAGCAGGAAATTCTGCCATCTGTAAAGCGTATTCGGTTGTATCAGTATTTCTAGCAGTCCAACCTCTACCGAATGTATCAAAGTGTTTTAGACTTTCATAATATGCTTGACGTTTTAACTGATATAAGTTAATGACTTCTTCAAGTCCATCTTTTTCTACTAGAGCATTAATTGCTTTAATACTATTAGGACCTATACCACCATCAACAGTAGTACCTGCCATCTTCTGTATCATCTTGGCGGCACGACTAGGTCCTGCATTTACGCCAAAGTCAAAGATACATAAATCTAAACCTTGAGGAAGGTCATCACCTTTGATTTTATTCCAATAGTTTTCCTCGTAGATTGGTTTTACGTCTTCATCGTCTAATGCTTTCATTTGGTCTACTGTACTTTCTTTTCCAATCCATGCATCATAGACTTTCTTAGTAACTCCCAAATTTGTAATTCCACCTGGATCATCAGGATGATTTACATATCCACCTTCATGTCTTAGTACCTTATGAACGCAGTTTCCGAAATTATGTTTTGCCATTTTACTTTATCCTTTTTTAACGATTGTCCAAAATCCCCAAGCAATCGCAATGCCGGCGGCAATCTTTGCTAGTGGTGATAAGAATAGAACTAGGCAACCAAGGAGTATTAATCCGGCGCCGTCCCAACTCGTTCTTTCTTTAATTCTGTTTTTAATCCATTTAGTCATTTTGATTCTCCTATTATTTATGCACAAAGATTTTGCTGAAGTTTTTTATCCACACTCTCAAACAATCCTTTATACTCTTTACGGTTCTTCGCTAAGATATATTCCTTAACTAAACCGCTTCGTACTATATCTTCTTCTGAAAAATCTATCGTTTCAAAAGAAGGCATATTCTTTATAATATCCATAAACTGAATAATTCCAGTTTGCTCCGATTGTTTTACTAAATCGGTTTGCATAAAGTCCCCACAAAATGCGATGCGAGAATTTTCACCTACCCTTGTTACTATTGTATCTAATTCGTGAAAATTTAAATTTTGACATTCATCTACAATAATATAGGAATCTTTTAATGTTATGCCTCTAATATATGATGTGGGCATAAACTCTAGTATGTCTTGATATTTAGCAAGTTCATATGGGTTCTCTACGTCAGGAAACAACTCATCGAATAGGGAATAATAAGGTTCAGTATAAACAGACATCTTCTCTTCTTGTGAACCAGGTAAGAAACCTATATCTCTTGTTGGTAACATAGAGCGAACAATGACAACTTTTGTCTGGTCTACTCTTCGTGAAAGTACTGCCTTCATTGCAAGATATATCATAATAAATGTTTTACCTGTTCCAGCACAACCATGTAACATCAAATTCTTATCATCATCAAAAGCATCAAAAGTTTTACTTTGATTATATGTCATAGGTTTAATATTTTTTAACGATGTCTTCGTTAAGCATTTAGCACGAACTGGTACGGGTTTATTTTTTCGTTGTCTTGACATGAGTTCTCCTTGTTGAATGGGTCAGCATTTTATAAGGTCATCAAAATCTCATCATCAGTGTTTATATGGACACTTATCTCCTTTCTCTTTTTCTTGCTTAAATCCTAATGCTTTTCTTGCTAGTCTATATGCTTTAGAACCTTGCCATTGAGATGTGTGAAGATAAAATATCTCTTTGTCTCGTTCTAAATCTCTTTCATTTGCTTGACGTAACTCAAGAGGAAGTCTTTCTCTCTTGATAGGAATATGTGTAATTAAAGGTTGACCAAACTCCATTGAAAATTGTACACCCTTTTTCTTTACGAAAAAGAACATATTACTTTCATGCCAGTAGTCAGTATTAAGTACACCAGGAACTGCTTGTATGCAATCATTGAATTGAAATGTAGGATCAACCAAAAGCATACTCCAACCTTTAGGCGTTACTACTCTCCACTGAGTTTCTAATTTAAGAAGTTGAGTACACCAAGTATCGGGTAAGTGTTCTATCATGGTTGAGTATTGACTTTCAGGATGCGTCTTCCAACTTGGAGATACTTCCTCTCTCTTATGAAATTCACGCCAGTCTCCAACATCTTCTGCAGTATAACCTAATCCCATGAGATATGCTTTAACTTCATTACTATCAGGTTCTAAACCTTTTGCAATATTAAAGTCTCCATTTGCATCTTCTGGATTCCCTACATTAGTAGCAGAACCATTTGTTGGTGAATGAGTTAGTATTTGTTTACCATCATGTGTTGTACTAATAATACTATTCGACCAAAAGGGCATTGTATAACCAAGAGTAAGAATATCTTGCATACCAGGACACGACTTAATAGTATGACCCCAAGTATTAAAGTCTGGATGAATACCATGAGGTATTGCTCTTGCTTTTGCCATACCTTCGTGGTGTTCTAGTGTTTGTTCAGGACCAGTATCTATTTTAGGTAAGTTGCGAAACCAAGAAGGCATAAACTTAGCAGTAGGTTGAACTGGTGCCCACTTTTGCATACCAGGAATATGTGAGTAGTATTCTACCTTAGGTGCAGTATAACTTTTCTTTGCTAACCATTGTGAAAAGTCGTGAATTAATTCTTTCACTTTTTCATTTTCCTATGTTTCTCTACAATTGATTTTGTTTTAATTTCTTTATGAGATTTGCTACGATATCCATCTAAAGATGAACCCGGATTCTTTTCTGCTATCTTAGACATAACTTCTTTAAATCCATCAGACTGTTTATTTCTAATTTCTACTCCACTAATAATAGCAGGTGCAGTAATTACTTTCTCTAAGTGAGGATTTGTTGCATGAAAATCTTCTAGTTCAGTCCAAGACATGAAATGGTCTTCAACTTCTCCTGTTGCTTGATTAATAAATGTATATGTTGGCATTATAAAGTTTACTCCAGTATTATTATTTAGTTAGTGCATTTGCTTTCGCTTGAGTTCTTCCATATAATTGATGACGTTTTGCCATAGATTTTTAAACTGAGGGTCTTTAGCATTGTCTTTTACTTTATATAGAAGATTTAATTTATAATTGATTGTGGGGATATTCATACCAGTACGGTGCCTCTCTCAGTTTCCAGTTTGCAAAGGTTTTCTTTGCCACTCTATAAAAATTACGATAAGCAAGAATACTATCACCAGGTACCATACACTCTGGAAATTGTTTCATTGCTTGAGGTGGTTCATTAAAACTAATCGATGTGTTTATATTTTTAGGTGGATGAATTAAAAACTCTTGCAAAAGCGTATAACTGCGGTGTTGCTTTCCATATCGTAACTGGAACTCTTTATGCAGTTCATTCCATAGTTGGTACAACCATGTGTAGTTAGAAGCAGAATAGCGAACCCAAATAGCAGACGGATGATTGACATGACACGCTTTGTAGATTGTATTTTCTTCATTTGTATTACTTAATCGCCATCTCTTAACTCTTCTGTTGTTCGCATTGTAAGCAGTGTACTCAACACCATCTAAGACCCTATGAGCAGTACTCATAAGTTGAGCATACTCAACAAGCATCTTCGAAACGTGTTTGTCAACGTGCCATATCGCACATTGTTTTGGATCATTGTGTAGGTAGAATATATTCATGGTCAGTTTCCTCACATAGTAAAGGCATCTCAATATAGATTGAATCCATATAATGTTTCATATCTGTTATTTCAATATGTATTTGATATGCTATCATAGTTATAATCAAAAGTAAAGCAAAACATAATGACAAAAGAAATTTTAAAAAACTCATAGTTGTTCTTCCAACTTCTTTTGTATCTTTCTCCATCGCTTCACTGCTTCTTTTTTTCTACGTTGTTTTTTCTCGGATGGTTTTTCGTAGAATGCTTTTTGTTTTAAATCTTTGAGAAGACCAGACTTTTGAATTTTACGTTTAAAAATCTTTAATGCTTTCTCAAGGTCACCATTACGAACAGTAACTTCTAAACCCCCATCTCTAGGTCTTTCTTTGAAATTAGGTCTTCGTGGTTTATCATAAGTTTTATTAAATGTTTTCATACTACACACTATACTCTACTATTTTCTATTTGTCAAGTCTTTTTATGGCAAAAGTGATTATAAATATCTCATGCCATCATCATTCTTTATCCTTGATAGTATATCTTCTTCATGCTTGTGAAAGTTCATGGCAATAGTAATTCTATTCTTTTCTGCTAATTCACTATCTTGAAACATACCAGTTCTAATATAAGGTACAGAATGCATCATATACCCTGGAAAGATAATTAGATTACCTGTCTTAGGAAATGTTTTATGATATCTATTCGTTACAGAACTCTCTCTTCCAGGACTGGCAGTTAAGTTAGAATGAACTGTATAGTAATTTGGGTTGTGAAATAAAGTTGGTATAGTGTCATTACTTACATAATAGATTGCACAGACTTCATGTGCGCCATGATGGTGTGCTTCTTGAAAGTGATGTTTTTCATCGTACTTGTTCCACCAACACTGTGTAACTTTATTAGGTTTACTAGGTTCGTACCAACCAACTTCAACCATGTACTGATTTACTTCTCTATTAACAATCTCTAAAAACTCAGTATGTCTTTTCGCAAACTTCATCATCTGCACATCATTCTCAAAAGATGTTTTTACTTTACAATCCCACACTCTAGCACCAGTATCATCTTCAACACCTACTGCTAATTCTTCTATTGTATTTTGGATTGCTTCGTTATCTACTTCATCGGTTAGGTCCACATTACCTATGGCGTGTGGAAATACATAATCAATAATCATAATGATCCTTCTTTATATTTTGTCTATATTGTCATCGTCTTCTTTTACGATATCAGTTCGAACACGTTTCATATCATTAGGAAGTGTGCCATCATTTCTTCGTACTACTGTATATTCATCTACAGTCAATAATTCTTTCATACCAGCATAATCTCCTTCAAATATTGAACAGGAAATTGAATAGTCTTGAAAATTTCTAACGTGTACAACTCTTGCTAACATATCATGTTGTCTACGATTATGAGGTCGTACAATTTTTATAACATCACCAGGAAATAACTTTGAAGTTTTAGGATATCTCTTATTACCATAATAGATATGTGTTACTTCATCATCTGTTTCATCAGCATATATAAATTTAAGACCTTCTTCTTTTAATTTTAGTTGGTCTATTATCCCCATACTTTCTAATTGTTTCATATTCTTTCTAGAAATCTCAGGAGGTAGCATATCTGCCATTGCCGCCATAACGTCACCAGGACTAATAACTCCAACTTTTCCAATCACATCATCTCTAGTATTAGAGTTTTGATGTCTACTTCCACCAGTAACGTATTGAGTTATTCCACTAGGTAATATTCTTCGTTTTGTTTTATCATAGTCTGAATCTGACACTTTTAACTCCTTTAATTAGTATACTAGTATTTATACGTTTTGTCAAGGTATAAATAATACTATAATATATAGCACACTGAGGAAACAATGACAAGAAAATTTATAGATATTAAATCAGACTTGTTTATCGAACAAGTTAAAGAGTTAAACGAAGGTGTTTATGATCCAGGAATCTTTAAGGCATTCTTCTTAGCAGGTGGTCCTGGTTCAGGTAAATCATATGTTCAGAAAAAAACTACTGGTGCGTCAGGTCTCAAGATAGTTAACTCAGATGATATATTTACAAAGTTTCTCAAAGATGCTGGTTTGCAAACTACACCAGATGATATCTATTCAGACAAAGGACAAGAAATTCGTGGTAGAGCAAAAAAGGTAACCAGCAACAAACAATCTAATTATTTGATGGGTAGACTAGGTCTAGTTATTGACGGCACTGGTAAAGAGTATCCTAAGATACAAAAACAAGTTGCATCTCTTAAAGGTCTAGGTTACGAGACTTATATGATATTTGTTAATACTAGTGAAGAAGTTGCTCAAAAAAGAAATCTTGAAAGAGAAAGAACTCTTGATCCAAAAGAAGTTTCTAAAATGTGGAATGAAGTTCAAAGAAACATGGGTAAGTATCAACAACTATTTGGTAATAAGAATTTTATTATTGTTGATAATAATGATGCATCTGATAAGTATCTTTTCACTGTATGGAAAAATGTTAGAAAATTAGTTAAATCAAAAATTACTAATCATCTTGCGAAGGCATGGATAGCAAAAGAACTCAGGAACAAAAAACGATAATTACTTACCGTTTATAAATTCTAATTCGTCATCGTTATATGGAAACATTATAGTATTCCTATTCCACCACTCATTAAAAAAATGAATACGAAAGTTCCAGTGATAAACATTATTGGTTGTATATGCATCATAACCACACTCCTTTACGTTTAAGATTTTTCATTCTACTTTCTAGGTCTACTAAGTCAGCAGAGTTAGATAAGTATTTTTCGATGGGATCCATCGTTAAATTATTCCACCATTTTACAATCGTATTAATCATCTATCTTTTCCTCTTGAAATATTTCTTTACCAAGCATTAATGCTTTTGCTTCTTCATAATATCCCATTCTAGTTAATTCGTTTGCCGCTCTTGCTCTACCAGCAGTTTCACATAAACTTACCATTGCAATCAATGCTATTGTAAATAATTTATTTACGTTTTTGCAAATCTCACAAGTAAGTTCGTAACCATTATGTAGTACTAAACCTATTGTCATTATTATAGTCTCCTGTTTTTAAAAAATGAATTATAGAAAGCGAGGCAGTCTTCATCTCTCATATGTCTTGTATCTTTTGCGTACTCGGTTCTTACGAACTGTACCATGTCTCCAGTATTCGGTTTACTTTTGAATAAGTTTTTTAACCAGTGTATCATCTAAATCGTTCCTATATAACAAGCACCTTTGTTATCACTATACTAAGTGTGTACTTGTTTTCTGTTTAATATGAGTTCGTAAACTGTCTCTAATTTACACAACTATATATACAGTAGAGTGTAAAATTAAGCATACTCATTAGGCATAACAGTAGTGCAAATATTGCACAAATTAAAACATAATGGAGTTACATATTGAAAGTCAGATTAATTAGTTATAGTCAACCACATGAAGAAGAACTTTATGTAGGAAATGATATACAAGAACTTATTGCTTATTGTGCAAGAGTTTCAAATCCATCAAATCAATTGAATGAAGATACGTCAGCAAAGTTACTGAACTATCTAGCAAAACATAAACACTGGTCTCCATTTGAAATGGTATCTGCTTGTTTAGAGATTGAGACTACTAGAGATATAGGAAGACAGATTTTAAGACATCGTAGTTTTTCATTTCAAGAATTTAGTCAGAGATATGCAGACCCGACCAAAGATTTACATTTCTCTTATAGAAGAGCGAGAATGCAAGACGCTAAGAATAGACAAAACTCTACTGATGATGCTCCACAAGATGTACAAGATATGTGGGATAAGAAGCAACAAGAAGTTATTGATAAATCACTAAAGGTATATGAGTGGGCAATAGGTGTAGGTATTGCTAAAGAACAAGCAAGAGCAGTTCTACCAGAAGGTAATACTATGTCTAGAATGTATATGAATGGAACACTACGTTCATGGATGCATTATATAGAATTAAGAAAAGAGAATGGAACCCAACAAGAGCATATGGCAATAGCAGTTGCTTGTGCTGAAGTTATTGCAAAAATATTTCCACTCGCTAAAGAGTTATGATGAATAATATATTATCTATTTTTCCTAGTGCAATTTACATAAAAGATACTCGCATTGATACTAGTGATATGCTACAGGTTTGCTTAGATATTGAAAGTGAAGACCATGGTCTATTACATGGTGAAGCACAAAGCACCTTCACAACTGAAACTAACATCTTAGAGCATTCATCTTTTTCTTTAGCAAAGTCTGTCATCACATCTGAAGTGCGAACCTTTGCAAAACAAATCGGTATCAATATGAAAGATGTGACGTTAGGTAGAAGTTGGTTCAATATTCAAAAGCAAGGTTCTACTATAATGCAACATAATCATAGACGCTCGGTTATCAGTGGAGCATTTTATATTCACGCTGATAAAGATGCGGCACCTATCACTTTTGCTAATCCACTCATGGCACATAAGATGTACGAACCATCTATAGGAGGTAGTACAGATTACGATGTTGAGTTTATAAACATATCAGCAGAGACAGGAAAACTAGTTCTGTTTCCATCTTGGTTAGAACATTATGTAGGATATAACAATAGTGACATGAGAGTTACCCTTTCTTTTAACTTTTTTTAAAATTAATTTTAAAAAAAATACTAAACCCTTGTTTTTCAAGGGTTTTTTTTTCATCTTTTATGTGGATTTCCCTTGACATTGTGGCAAATGTTTGCTATACTGATTAAGTAAGATGAGTTGAAACAAAGAAAGGTTATTATTATTATGGCGTATATTAGTCAAGAAGAAAAGAAAGTCCGTCTTCCAGCAATCAAAGCAGTTGCTAAGAAGTTCGGTATGAAAGTTACTGTTGGTGTTAAACATCATAGCACATTAGTTGTTAATGTTAAAGAAGGTCCTTTGACCTTTGACGATTATGAGCAAGTTAATGTTTACCATATTGAAAAGTTCTATGGTACTGACACTAAACAAACTGCATTCCTAGATGAGATGATTGTTGCAATGAAAGGTGTGGGTTGGTTCTGTAATGATGATAGTCAGACAGATTACTTCCATCGTTCATTCTACACTGATATCAATATCGGTCAATGGAATAAACCATATATTCAAAAAGGAGAATAGAATATGAATACATTATCAACATCAATAAAAAGAGAAATCACTGCTATGACAATAACAGAGTTAACTCAACTTGAAAGTTTTGTTAAAGAGTTTAAAAAATTCACTGCTCAGTCAGCATTGGTTGTCGGTGCAAAAATTTTAGTTGTGCAAAGAACAAAGCAGACACCTGGTATTATTAAAAAGATTAATAAGTCTAGAGCATTAGTTGACATGAGAGGTAAGACCTACTCTGTTCCTTTTGATATGATACTACCAATTTAATTCACCTTTTGTGTGGATTGCCCTTGACATCATGGCAAAGATGTGCTATAGTAATAGTATAATAAAGATTAACAATGAACGAAAGTGAGAATATTATGAATAATAAATTAAAATTAAATAACGAAGAAGTTATAAATGCAACCATTGAGAATATCGATATGGCAGACTATCCAGATTGTGTGATGGCATATTTTGATAATGCGGTATTTAAAAATACCTTGTTACCTTTAGATGATAATCAGATGATTGCTTTGCAAGAAGAAAATGCTGATACCTTTTATGAAATGTTAAGAGAAGAAGTTTGCGATAGGAGTTATTAAATGATAAGAAGTAAACAACCTAAGTCAGAGATAGTTATAGACCTGACGGGTCCCGATGGGAATGCAAATGTTCTTCTCGGTTATGCTCTGAGTTACGGGCGCCAGTTGGGGTTTGATGTGAATGCGATATTGACTGAAATGAAATCGAGCGATTATGAGAACTTAATAACTGTGTTTGATAAATTCTTTGGTGACTATATAATACTAGAAAGGTAAAGGTGGAAAGGTTAAAGTTCTTTTGTTTCTGAAAAGGGGACACCCTATATAGACATCTGATATGACCAATCCATAGTTACCATGGTGAAAGTAATGGTAAAAGATTATTCTCACTTCCCACCCACTCTTGCCGTCAATTGACTTGACACCCAAACAATAATATAGTATAGTATAAAAACTAATCGTAGATATCTTAGTCGCATAAGGAGAAACAGATGCGGTACTTAAAGAAGAATGAAATGTTTGTAGATAATTTTCCAACCTATAATTTCAGAGGATTCGTGTATGTACCTAATACACACTCTGGTAAAGTCTATCATACAGTTATAAAAGACTGTCGATTTATAACAGACTTATCTGGTCCTACCAGTGCAGTCTTTTCAAAGAAAGAATTTATTGATAATGTCAATCAAATGTTAAATAAAAAAAGATGGCATTAATCGAAAAAAGTACTTGACAAAGTACATTAAATAGTGTATTATGTAATAGTAAGATGAATTGAAACAAGAAAGGTTATATTATGAAACAAGTTACTAATGAAAATGTCGCTGAATATATCACTGCTATCGACTTAGATTATGCAGAATGGTGTAATGATGCAGATATCAAGTTTACACAAACTGAGAAGACTATAGTTCAAGATGGTCGCAACTATATTAAGATAGTTCGCAAAATGTCAAATGGTCAAAACACTGTGCATTCTTTTATTGTAAAGAAAGCAACTAAGAAGTTTGCAGTTGGTGAGATACTTGCCGCCGCAAGTTGGAAAGCACCTGCAGTTAATTTCGCAAGAGGTACTGTATTTGATAGCGAGACTTGGAAAGGTCGACTACGATGGACTGGAATATTGTGAGATGACTAAACTAGAAAAATTGAAAATATATCTAAAAGCACTTCTAGAAGAAGTTGCAAAAACCAAAGAAGAAATAGAAGAGCAAAAATTAATCAAGGAATTCAATGATAACTGTGAATAAAATAAATCACTTTTTATGTGGATTTCCCTTGACATATAACTTTATTTGTGGTATAGTATACCTATAATGAAAAAGGAGATGTTATGAAAAAACTAGTAATGATTGCCGCCCTTGCTTTAGTAGCAACAAACGCCTGTGCTGATGGATGGAAACTTCCTCAGAAGAGTATTTGGAATGGGAGTAATACTGCTTAACATTTATTGAATGATGAACTACGATATGTTCTGAATAACAATATTAACTTGAACAATATTCTCGGCGCAGTGATTGGTACTGTGATTGATCCTCGTGGTTATCATGGTAGTGCTTATCCTAATGGTAAGCGACCAAAATTAAATTATAAACTCGGTAATATGGGGACAGGTAAATGTTTCAGCGATCCAAAAGGAAATGGTATTTGGTGTCCTTAATAGGGGCATCTGTATTACTATCAGGTTGTACTAGTACTTTAGAGACTAGCACACAAGTATATCAACAATGTAAGTATCAAGACAACTGTCCTATTATATGTGTAGGAGACTGGATGAACGGAAGATACTGTGACACTAGTGGATTTAGTTTATAATGGATAGTCCTTGCGATTATGAACAAGCAGTCAAATCAAATTGGCAACACTCTATAGAAAGAGTTGGTAAGATTGAACGAAATGTTTTTCCGTATGTAGATGATACTCGCAAATGTGTTATGAAGTTTGAAGTAGTCATCGATGGTAAAGAACATTATACCTCAGGTACTTATGTGTTCGGTCCAGATGCTACAGAAAACTATGCTTGTTCCCAAGCAACTATTAAAGCAAAGAAAGATATTATATCAAAAGTATCTCCAGAAGTATTGACTGCTAAAACTGAAATGAATTGTACAGTTAAGAAAAAATTAGAACCTGTAATAATATCAAGTAAGGTTAAACCTGTAGAGATTATTAAATCAGAACCAGTAGTTACAATTGTAGAACAACCAGTCGTTCATTCGGCACCTACAAGAGAAGTAATTATTAGAGAACGTGTGATTGAAAGATATGTTCAACCACAACCTTCAACGCCGACTATAAAGTTTATTCCAAGTTCTGGTAATAGTGGGTACATTATAACGAATCCTGTTGACAAAACTATCCATAGTGTGATAGATTTAATAATAGGACGAAACAGATACTAGAAAGTTTACTATGAAATATGTGATTGGAATTTTAGTGGGACTAGTTGTAGCATACAACTTTCCTGAAATCATCGCAAACATTAATCCGCTGGATTGGTTTGTCGATAGTGGTCTTAGAGATAAGACCATTAATGTGTTAGAAGGAGTTAACAAACAATGAAGCACATTATTATACCTGCCGCCATCTTGGCACTAGGTGCTTGTAGCAACACAAACGTAAAAACTGCAAACGTGGCACCACCCCTCGTTGCAAATGTTGCCTCGTATGAATATAAAGCAAACGTGGTAAAAGACCAAGTGGGTACGATCCCAAAATGGTTTACTCAAATGCCTAAAGATGATAGGTCAATCTTCGCAGTGGGAACTTCGCAGACACCAGACTTACAACTATCAGTCGATATGGCAACGATGTCTGCAAAGACAACTCTAGCAGACCGCATCAATGGTCGAGTAAGTAGTCAAGCGAAATCTTTTATTTCAAAGATTGGTTCAGATGAAACTGATACTGCAATATTATCAGAGATAGAAAAGGTTACTAAAAATCTTATCGCTGATGTTGATGTTGCTGGATATCATGTAGCAGAAAGTAAGATTGTATCTAGTGGTACACAATATCGTGCTTTCGTCTTACTTGAGTATTCAGATTTACAAGCACAGAAAATTCTTCTTAATCGTCTTCGTAAAGATAGAATGCTAATGTCTAAAATTTCATCAACTACTGCATTTAGAGAACTTGATAACGCAGTAAAGATTGCTGGTAATAAAGTTGCAAAGAAAGATGCACAAGATGCAGAACTTTTATCTCAAGCAATTACAGGAGGTAAAAAAGATGAGTAATCAAAGACCAGGAAATTATCAGAGCAAAGCAATGTTCAATGATAATGGATCAATGCTTAGACAAGCAATTAAGTTTGCTACTGAGGCAGAAGTCATGTTAATGGAAAACGGAGAGAACGATGCATCGTTCTACTTCGGTCAACTCAGAGAATGGTTAGTAGAAAATCCAACCAAAGCATTCAATGAGAAAACTTCAAAAATCCTTGGGTGCTAAGACTAATATATAATGTAATACTATTTAACACATAGGAGTTTACATGGAAGTAACATACACAACCGTGGATATTATGAAACGTGATATCCACGAATTAGAAAAACAGAAATACGATTTGATAATTAAGAATGATGCACTTCGTATGGAAAATGAAAATCTGAAAAAGCAATTGCAAGAAAGCAAGTCGCCTGGACAGAATTTCTTAACTGAGTAGAAACTGTCCGTAGTTCAGATGGATAGAACAACTGCCTTCTAAGCAGTAGGTCGCAGGTTCGAGTCCTGCCGGACAGGCCAACTCAACTCTTTAAACGGAGACTAATATGACTAACGAATATAAACAAGTTTTTAAATATGGCGAACTAGATAAGTATGATACACTTGGACCTATGAAAATAGATGAAAATAGTTCTTGGATGTTAACCATCGGACCAGGTGGGGAAAAGACAACAATTATAAAACCGGATCAGTATGTAAACTTAGATGGTATTCTATGTTGGGAAGATAATGACCAACCAGTGGTAAGTGCTTTACATAAAGATAGTAAGCAACTAGAATTTGATTTTTAAATTCTGCGAAAGCAGACGGAGTAAGACGAGTAGAGGAATAGTCTCACACAACTAGTCCTCCTCGCCTCCGTAGTATTAGGGATAAATAATAATATGATTTATAAAGTATACGATAATCTTTTTGATAAAGAAACGATAAGTAGATTTCTAATAGATGCTAAGTCTGAGATGTATGATATTAATTGTACAGACGATGGTAAGCACTACTCTGGTGCTAGTGCTTCAATGTCACAACATTCTTATGTATTCAGTAAAGCACAATCAATCATAGATACCACCATTGAAGAGATTAAAGGACTAACTTTATATGATTGTCATTACAATGTATTCTTCGAAAGAGAAGTTACAAACTTTCATCAAGATAATTCAGATGAAAATTCTATTACACTAATTTACTATTGCAATGCAACTGTAAATAAAGAAGGTGGTACTGAAATCTTCTTTGGTGATAAAAATGAAGTGACAAGTATATTACCTGTACCAGGAAGAGTTATGATTATGCGAGGTAATTGTTTACATCGTGCAACTTCTTTCCGTGGTTCTAGACGTTTTACTATAGCATTCAAATACAAACCTTAAATTATTTTTAATTAATTTGCTAAGTGATTGTTTTTACTGAAAACTTTTTTTACTTTTTATGTGGATTTCCCTTGACATTCGTAGGATATAGTGCTATTCTATATAAGTAAGATGAATTGAAACAGAAAGAAAGAAATTATTATGAAAAAAGAAACTATTTTTATTGATGCAGTAGAAAACAAAATGATTGGTGTCTTCAAAGGTGCTGGTAATTGTGTTGCGAGAGTTAAAGATGCGAAAGCATTGAAGTATGTTTTCGAGACACATAAGATTGATGTCTTCATGGACAGAATGTTCTATGGAAGCACTATGGACTTTGCTGATGAAGTTGGGTTCGCCCATCAAGACGATGCAAAGAGAATTGTCAATGCTTGTATCGATATGATTGAATGTGAAACTGTTGCAAAGGAACTTGTATAATGACTAGACCAATAACACTTCCAAGACTTAAAAAAATGATCCTTGCTATGCCTGAAGAAAAAAAGATAGAGACCATTGAGAGATTTATGAGAACTGGTCCTATGATGATTAAAGCAGAAACCGAAGAAGTAAGAGGTGTTCATTTTAATCCTAAGTGTTTGAAGAGAGCAAAAAATGTTTACAAGATGATACTAGACTTGTGGATTACAGAAGTCGATGATATGTATCGTATCGATTACGAGAAATAGAGATGAAACAATTCTTGGATAAATATCTATGGTATCTAGATGCTACAATATTTCCTTTTATTGTTCATCATCCATATCAGACTATTGCACTAATCGCAGGTGCTAACTTTTTAATGAGTGCCTAATGAGTTATGAAGATAAAAGAATTTTTCCCAAACTAACATATGAGTATATCATAAATCGATTTAATGATTATGGTATACAAAACGAAACTGTAGTTGAATGGGTGCAGTATGCAAAAACTAAATTAGAAGAGGCGAATAGTAAAGATGAAACTTTATAAGAATTCAAAGTCTCCAAATGAAATGAGACATCTTGATTATATGAACTACAGATTTAGTAGAGAAGAATATATCGCTAAGGTTTCAAAAGAGACAAAACAATTTCTAGAACTATATGATGTATCGATACATGAGTTGATGACTGACATCGAGGCAGATGTTGCTAAACAGTTTTACGTTGAAGAAGAAGATAAATAATTACATGGTTTGGATTACAAAATTTAAAAATGATATTCGTGACTTTATCGTGCAAGAGAAAGTCATAGAGATGCCTGAAATTATTATACCATCTATCTATGAGACACAGACAGATTATCAACTCAGCAAAGAATATGAGTGTACACTTATTGAAGATACAAATGAAGTGACACGAACAACAACATACTATTGGTTTGAAGAAAGTAAGCAAGAGAAAATTAGTCCTCGCTTTGCCAACAAACAAATAGCAGAACATTGGATGAGAAGTCTTGAACAAAACGCCACCATCAAATAACGTATCAGATTACGTTAACATCGATAGACTACTTCTTCAGACAACTGAAATGAAATGGGTCTGGTGCAAACGAGATAAGTTACTCTCAAGACTGTCACCTGACTTTGATACTGAAGAACAAGCAGTAGACTGGATTAAACTTCCAGAAGTCTTGAGAGATAAGAAAACAGAAGAACTCAACCCACTAGTAAAGAAGATGAAGGAACTATATGATGGAGACACTTCTTAATAATGTACGACCAAAATGTCAAGTACCAGGTTGCAATAAGACTGCACAGAATGCAGGATATGAAAGATGGCGTAAAGCATCATGGGTAAAAGAAAAGTTCGGTGTTGAAGAAGGTTACGTTTGCCATGCTCATCACTGCACAAAATATGAAATCGGTGGTTGGGAATATAAACAGTTTCGTAAAACGTATTGTGAAAACACCGATGGTCGACTAGGTTATATCTGCACTGCAACAATCATCAATGCAGGACAGTTAGATGCGGATCACATCAATGGCGATCCATCAGACAACAGAGAAGAGAATATTCAAACTCTATGTGCGAACTGTCATCGTGTAAAGACAATACAGAACAAAGACTATGCAACTGCAGGTCGAACTAGACAACAGTACGAGCGACTAAATGCATTGGTCTAATGGCACAGATACAATTACACTAGAAGATATTTTGTATCTCACACAAGACGTTGAACAAATAGAGTTGCCAATAGACGATAATTTAAAAAGTAAACTACTTCATTGGAATGGTAGTTCAGAAGAAATGCAAAGAGTTAATACAGTGTCTACTCAATATCCTATTTTAATTATGGTCTCTGAAAAGCAAAGTCAAATAGAATGGATCATCGATGGCAACCATAGACTACATAAAGCAATACAGTCTTCAGAGAAAACAATACTTGCTAAACTTATTAAACCTAGCAATCTTAATGATAAAGCAAAGAAAATATTTCTTGAAGGTTGGCCAACAACGTAATGCTTGAACAACTGTTACAAGAAATTAAAGAGGGATTGGTGACAATACAAGTAACAAAGAAAGATGATGTCTATACTTACATATGTAATAAGTGTACGTCTTGGACAAAAAAAACTATTCTTGTGAGTGTATATAAATGTCCATACTGTGATGCGTTACCTAATGATAAAATCTTCTTAGTGTGTATTAGTAAACCGAGCAGATTGAATAAACATAATAGATAGGGTCACTACTTAATAAGTGCGTGAGAGGGAACTGTTACCCTCTCGTTTTTTTTTGTGCAGTCCGTTTCACAGTCCAAATGTTAATCCAAAAAACAAATCCAGGATGACATCCTAGTTCCCATCCTGTTACTATACTGATGGACTCTGAGGCGTAATTTTTTGTCCGGAAAAATTTTTCGTATTCCTTAAACCTGAATCGAATATAGTTTTTGAGAGTGGTGATGTTTTATGGCAAACATTGTGCGTGTCAGAATTGTGCCACCGCTATACGCACGACTAAAGCAACGACACATCACTGTCACATTGCATAGGTGGGGGGTCAGCATTATAGCACAGTTAGTCACAGTTGTCAAGCACTAAATGTAAAAAAACCCCCACTAGAATTAACTAGTGAGGGAGAAAGAAAATAGAACTCTCAGTCAGACCGTGACTTCAGTTATCGTGTATTCGCTTCTGTCAGAATTATTTACTGACTTATACGAGTTCTATTCATTCATGCATAGGTAAAAGGGAGAGAGAAAACCCTATGCCGAATCTAATTGTACCTTATATGTAGGATCGACTGGTGCCTGCAAACCGTTACTGACTGCAGGTTTCGGAGCATCAGTCTTACCGATGCCGTTGCCTACTAGTTTATAACCGGTAACTTTGCGACCGTCTTTGATAGGGATCACACCATAAGGTGTCTTCACTTTAATCTCCCACATATATGTACTAATTCTATACATATTCACACCAGCGATTTCACACTGTTCTTTGAACGTCTGTAGTGATACGTCACCACCATTCTGTTCTAGTAGTACTGCTAGTACCTTTTCGTATTGACCCATTGCTTTCGCCATGCTAGTCTCCTTTCATATACAGGTAAATTCCTGCAATCATCATTAATAATCCTATGGTCATGTACTTCAACAAGTCCATCATACCCATAGCGTTCTCCATACACTTACCATCACAGTCGCTACCCATAGCGCCGGCGAGGATAAAGAACCCCACAAACCCTAGTGTACCACCTATTAATTTAAGCGTCATATGTCTTCACCTCTATAAGGTTCTCAGCAGTAACACCAAAGGTGCCCTCTGCGAGTATAGCATTCGCTTGATTTTCAGTTAAGGCGACAATCATTTGTGTCTCGCCATCTAGTTTAAAAATTATATCAGTCATATTTTCTCCGTTTTTTTCATTTTATATTACTATTATACACTACTATTACCGTGATGTCAAGTGTTTTTTTCACTTTATTTCACTTTTTTTACATTCCTGCCATCACTGCAGGATCATCATTGTAGTAACTTGACCATATATCAGCACATATCTGCATGATACTGTACTCATTCACAGTAGGGTAACAATCAATCACATCGATACACGCACTCTTAACGAAATCACTATAGTCAACACACGCATTAATGTATTCTTCGTCTACTACATCGTACACTTTATTTTCTAAGTCCATATACATCGCTTTTACTTTGCCCATTTGGGTCTCCTTTTTAAGTTGTTTCTCTATTATACTAAGAGTATACCATAGGCAAGAGTAGATGTCAACAACTAAATTGCATTTTTGCCCTTTTTATTTTATGTTGTTGCAAAAATGCAACACTTTTAGTGGCAGAAAATCTTACTATTTTTTTAAATTTTTCCCTTGACAAACGGCGGTTCGTGTGAGAATGAAGAACAATATTCTTTTCGACATTTAATACTGTTTATTTGCCCTTTTCGCTATTCACAATTAGCATAATCTGCTGATATCGACTGTAAAACAGTACAATATTGCGTGTATCTCACCAGTGTATATTCTTTATATTATGCTTCAGTACATGATTTGCACCACCAATGATACGTTGATTATACTCTACTGCATAACCTGTACCTGCTAACAGACTTTCTTTATCTATGAGATGTTTATGATGATGTGTTATGTTATCGTATTCATCATGTAATGTCTTACACAGTCTATCAAAGTCTTCGTCTTCTATGATTGATGTGTGTTGAACGTAATACAGATATGAATGTATGAGATATGATGGTACGAGTAGATTGATGTTATTTTTCATTGTTCCAGACTATAAGCATTATGATTGGTATGATAAACGCAGATATGAGAATGACTACTGTTATTGCAATTGCTTCTATCATTGTTTATATAATAACATCATTGGCGTGCTTTGTCAAGACTTATTTGTATTCTTACCATAGACCTAGATTTCGACCATTACCTGCTATGATGAATAGACACGTTATGATATGTAGAAGAAACCATGGTGTTCGTATAATCAGATGTATATGGTCATCCCTCTTACTGTTATCATACGCATGACTGCCCATTGCTTTGCACCAGTATGTCCAGATGGACTTTGATATAGTACTACTTGAATGCTTTGTATCCTGTGCCATGCTTTCTATTGCTCCATCGTTTGTGCCATGCGTAGACGCTAATCTTGCCACCATATTTTTCTAGTAATGCGTAGTATTTGTCTACGAGTTGTATTAACATTTGCCTTCTCTCTCTTTTAGTTGTTGCTCAGTACCTTTGAGATATAACTCGTCATTAGTCATGTATTCACCTATGTTGTATTTCTTGATTTTGTGTATGAGTAGCGTTCTTCCAATACCTAGATAACTAGCGGCATGAGTTCGATTGCCATTGCTCATATTCAGTGCGTCTGCTATTCGTTGTTGCTCTATTTCTGCTAGTTCTTCTGCGAGTGCAGTGACGCTTGGTTTACTCCATAACTCACCTAGTTTGATGAGTTCATTGTACCATATGTCTTGTTCGATGTTATTTTCTTCTAGTCGGTTCACGGTTCTTGTATGCATGATATTCCTCGTCTGACATCTTATCAATGTCATTTTCTACTACTGCTTGGGGTAAAGGTTGCTCAACAACTGGTTGTTGATACAAGTATATATGTCTTCGTTTAAAGTCGCTAATAGCAGTTTTGATTTGCATTGTCTTTTGTTCTATGCTCATTGATAGACCTGTGTCTTGTTTTCATCTACTCTTGTAAGTTTACAGATTGCTTCATACTTGCTACCTTGTTCACTGTTTTGAGTGTTCATTCGATTGGCAAAGTATAAGCATCTGTTTATGTCATAGAAATACATTGTTGAATTGCGTTGTTCTGCTCCATTGAAGAAGACTATCAACATAAATGCGTGGATCATTTTATTTAGCACCTTTCTTGCAAGTATTTAGTCAAATTTCACTTGATATGTTTATTTGACATATCTTTTTGTCAAATATTCACAGGCATATAAGTGGATTTAATGTCAATATGTTGACAGTCGTATATAAATATTACTGTAATGACGAATGATTGTTACAATATAAAAGGAAACAACGATGTATAGAATATTACTATCTGTATTCGTTATGATGCTAATAAGTACAAGTGCGATGGGTGCTGACCCTATAGTTACGCAATCAACAACTAATAGCAGTGTGAACTCAAAGAGTGAGGCAGAAACAACAGTGAAGTCACCACCACCTAGTGCTATCTCACCTAGTATCAATAATTCAAACAGTGATGTGTGTACTATTGGATTTAGTGGTGCAGTCCAAACACAAGTGCTTGGTATATCAGGCGGATCAGCAGTCAGAGATATGAACTGTGAGCGTTTGAAACTATCGAAAGTACTCTACGATATGGGTATGAAGGTGGCGGCCGTGTCAAATATGTGTCAAGATAATCGTGTCTTTAGTGCTATGGAAATGGCAGGAACACCTTGCCCGTTTATGGGTAAAATCGGTGAAGAAGCAAAACAGTTATGGGACACTTATCCTGAACTACGACCACAAGATATGAAGGACAAAGATGAACTTAAAACAATGGTTAAAGGCGGTCTTTTCGGCGCTGGTGCTTTGGGTCTTCTGCTTCTACTCTTATAGCAGTCTCGCTGATCCAGTAAAAACAGAGGTTACCATACCAGATGATGGTTATGTTGAAGTCCCTTTAGACTTCGCATTCCCTTTCTATGGGCAGAATTTCACTACATCATTCATGTTTAGTAATGGTGTGGTGATGTTTGTTCACCCTAATACTAATGCTTCATATGGTCTATGTTGCGATGGACCTGATGTAGAAGGTCTATTGAATGGTACTAATACAGGCAATCAGAACTATATACTTAATAATCTCAATGCGTTGAACTTCTCTATATCACCCTTTCTGACTGACTTGATACAACGTAATGGTCAAGGTAAGTTTTATATACAAGGTGATGAGACATTTCAGCGTTACTTTTGGGAAAATGTCATGGAGTACTATGACACTACTACAGAGAATACATTCGACTTGACTATCAGACCTGATGGCGATATAGCATACAATTACACAAAATTAGACATAAAGAACCATCAGATATTCGTAGGTACTGTAGGTGATTTGCAACAAAATCAATATAAGCAGTACTTTCTGCATAATACAAGAGTAGATGGTGGGTACTATTGGACATCTGAAGAAGGTAGTCAACCTGTATGGGTACCTGAGAATGCATCTATATGTGAAGCACAACCTCTATCTGACCCTCTATGTGATGGTTATGCTGAAGCACTTGGTAATCAAGAGTATAACTTTCAATGCTCAATAGACGCTACATACGATCCAGGTTGTCCTGGTTACGATACTGCAAACGCTATAGGCAATAGTACTGATGATATATCAGGTGATTTCTCGTTTGATACACCTGATGTGACTGGCGATAGTATCATTGATGATATCATTTCATTTGAATTTGATGATTTTAACTTCACTGTACCAGAAATTGATGTGGCGCCCGTTGAGATAGAGATAGTAGAGATACCAGATGAGGCGCCAGAAGAAGAAACAGAGATTACTATGCTAGAACTACCTGATGGCGCCGATGATGAGATTGATGAGCGTGAGATAGATGAGGCGCCAGAAGAGATTGAAGAAGAAACTACTGAAGAAGTAGTAGAAGAAACTACTGAAGAAGAACCAGCACCTGAAGACATAGTAGTAGAGGAGACTGAAACTGAAGAAGCAGAGGTTGAACAACAAGAAGAAGATAAAAAGAAAGACAAGGATAAGAAGTCTAGCAAGAAATCTAAGGTTAAGACTATCATTGCAAAGAAATCAGCAGAAATGACTGAGCGACTAGCACTGGCGACATCTTTAGAAGCACAAATTGAAGTACAGAATTTAGCGATGGCGTTGATTAACTTCAATCAAGGGTTCGGTGCATATAGATATACGATGCCTGGTGGTAATATACAATCAAATGAGATACCCTATAGCACAAAACAAATGAGTGATAGTAAGACTGGACTTCGAAATGGACTAGCACAACAAATTCTACATGAAAAAATGGTAGATATGCAATACAAATAAGGAGACTAATATGGCAGAAATAGAACTAGCAGGAGCAAAGATAAGAGGCGGTAAACTAATGTTGATTATACCACTTATCTCTATGCTCGGTGGTGGATTATGGGGTGGTTTTGAACTATTCTCTAGGTATACCGCAATGGAAGCAAAGATAGATGAATACGTTGCGCCGGACTTATCAGAATTCGATAAGAAACTCGCTCTAGTACACAATGACATGAGACTAGTGACTGAAGAAGTTGCATTGTTCAAAGAAGAACTAGCAATAATCAAAGAAAGTATTACTGAGTCCGTAGGTTATGCGAGAGATATCAAGCATAGTGTGAGAGATGATTTAACTCGTATAGAGAAGGTCGTTGATGAAGTTGAAGATGATATCAAAGAAGTTGAGAAAGATGTTCGTGAAATGATAGACATTGCTGACCAACGCTTTGATAATAAGCGTGATAGAGTTACTACTGACGTTGATAGACTACTGAAAGATTTAGAGACTAGATTGAATAAGAAATTGCAGAGGGCATTAGATAACCCTCTCGCAAATTAAATATTTGCTATACAGTATACAGTGAATATAATAAACACTGAGTATATAGAGAAGTAAAGGTAGGTCATACTGCGAAACTCTCACCACATCCACATGATGCTTTAGCATTAGGATTAGAGACTTTCAAGTATGACCCGCCTAATTCTGTAACGTAATCTACTGTACAACCAAAGACATACATTTCTGCGATAGGGTCTACTACAAGATTTTCTATTGTAGGTTCTGCATCTGTCATCTCCCACACATATTGAAAACCAGAGCAACCTCCACCTTTTACTGATAAGTAAACATTAGGTTTACCGACTTCTTTCAGGTAATTCTTCGCCTTCTCTGTTATTTGTACTATCATCTTGACTAGTTTCCTTGTACTCTATGGGGACTTCACCCATGCCGACTGTTCTGTCCCATTGACGTTGCGTATATTTATTTAACGCTTTCTTCTTGTCGTTGTGTATTCCAGTGTTTGATGAACTCAAAACTACCATCCCTCATCTGTTCGATTTTGACGTAACCTTGGTCTTCTAGATGTTTAGTGTACTGTTGTATAGCACCTTTAGTAGACATCTTTTTACCTACACGATATGAAAGGTATATCGTTATACAGGCAAGTATTGTGTGCGTTATTGCATCCATATTTATATCCTATGTTAAGTATCTATAGTCATAGATAGGTTTAAAAACTGAGTTAACTACTAGTCTTCGTCTAGTGTTTTTAGGTGATGATGAACTATGAGAGTGACTTGCTTTAAATAGTACTGCTCGATTTCTCTTAGGTGAGACTTTCTTAACTACTTCACCATCTTTAAAGAAGTATGTATCGCCATCACTATCATTCAAATAGAATATCAAAGAGAAATACCCATCACCATCTGTATCACAATGCGGAGGATTAAATGGTGGTGCATTATGAAAAGGCATAGTCAAGTTACATTTAATGCGTAAATAACTCTCAATCTTATAAAATTTATGCTGACTACGAATACACGCTTCTTGTGCTATGTTGTAAAACTCTGGATACTTCGTTATATACTCGTTGAGTATTTGTGTCGTTGTATCTGTATGTTGTTCTGCACCTGTGTCCAGCATAATACATCTGACCATCTGTGGAGTATCAGGAATATGCTCAACATCTGCCGTTGTTGTTGAATTATACATCCAAGTAAACAAAGGATCACTAACGACACGATTGATAGTGTCGAAAGTGTGTTTATCTAATAAATTATCAAGAACCTCTATCGTCATTATACAGTAGGTTCTGGATTGTTTTTTTCTTCTTGGATTGATTTACGAACTGCCGCACAAAATTTTGCTATCTCTGATAGATTTTTTCTTGCTCTAGTACCAGCAGATTTATTACCTTTTTCTTTGAATGTTGTGAACTCTAATTTAAATTCACGAACCATATCGTCTATTGCGTATATTTCTTTCATAGTCTATTTCTCCTTAGTGAATTGATTTGGTTGAACGTCTGATAGTAGAGTAGGAAATGCTTTACGCACTATCTCTCTAGTAATGTTAGGATAACTATCGTTCAACTTTCTATCTTTAACAAGATTAAGTAAATCTGCTTCTTGCCAATGTATTCCTTCTAGTATCTGTATGTAAAGTTGCTCTTTACGAGTTTTATTTAAAGGGTCTGATTTAAGAATTCTTGCTAGTCTTCTTCCAATAACAAATAATGATGCATTGGACAGACCAATTGGTTCTTTTTCATCTCTCGTAAATGGTGGCGCACCTTCTGGTACATCTAATTCTAAATTCTTATCAAAATTTAATGCTAACATATTGCGAATAGGTCTTATATTATTCTGTTCAAGCAGTCGAATTCTCTCTGCTTTTGTCTTAGCATCATTCACTTGTTGTAGTATTTCAGGTACGAACTTTTGCATTATAACTCCATTGTTTATTTGCTATTATTTATATTGCCTGCTACACTGATACGCTCATGGTTCTTACCCTTGAATGGGTGTACCATATGCTCTAACCAACCAGGAAATACTACTATTTCACCTTCAACAGGAAAGTGTAACATACGATTAGGTGACAAGTGATGTGTCTCGCCGTATCGCCATTCAATCATGCCGTCTTGAGGATCATTGACGCTTCTATCTTCATATACATGATTAATACTCAGGTCAGGTACAGTATTCTTTACATATATTACGAATGCATATGCGGACTCTTCGTGTGTATGTTGTCCAATCGTTTGATTTTCATGTTGCACGTTCATCCATACATTATCTAAATCTAACTCATCAATATCTCTGCGGTCTATAGGATTATGTGCTTGTGTAAAGTTTGAAACGTGTGCAAATATTTCTAATAGTGCTTCATAGTGTTCAGGTTTCTCTTGAAACTCTAGTCTATTGTTTGCAGTTGTTGTGTGACATAGCATATCTTTCACACTCTCTTGTGACTGTGCGACCATATCAGTTATCGTCTTATATACGTTATCTGAAAGTATACCTTTATAGATTGATGGACCCATATATCTATGAGTACCATTTTTAATTAAAGGTCTTTCATATTTTCTTAGTTGCTCGACCATAATACTCCTCTGTGATTAGTTAGAAACACTGCATCACCAATCACTACGACATCAGGACCATAGTTATCAGCAAAAGACATAGTATCACCTACTGTATGACACATTGGTTTACCAGGTGCATTGAGTGATGTATTAATCACTGTAGGTGGTAGTCCCATTTCTTTTAATCTTTCTAATAACCATCGATACGGACCATCAGATATAGTTTGATATCTTACTGTGTTGTCTGTATGTATAACTCCAGATAGTGCTTCTGTGCCTAATTCAGTAGGTTTTGCCGTATGTAGCATATAGGGAGATAATGTTTCTGTTTGTAAATACTTAGATAAGTCTTCTTCTAAAATCATTATACCATATGGACGCCACCATTCACGTTCTTTAATCTTACGTTCATTGAAATAGAGTGCGGCGTATTTACGATTAGTTAGATATAAGATTGAGCGATTACCTAATGCTCTTGGACCTACATGACTTTCTCCTTGACATACTGCAATGATTTTATCATGTATCATAAAGTCTGCTACTGTATATGCAGTTTCTTTATCCATCATAGGTATAACTTCATCTTGCCAGTTTGTTGTAGGACAATCGTCTGCTTCGATACCTAAGTGGTCTAGTATTGCATACATCGATCCGATGCTTTGACCTTCGTCACCTATGCTAGGAGGGATTTTCATGTTAGTAAACATAGCACTCAAAACTTCGTTAATGACAACATTATGTGCAACACCTCCACTATATACGAATTCTTCATCATGCTTAAAATACTCTGCACAAAATTGTACTAGTTTCTCTGCTAGTACTGTCTGTACTGTACGAAACCAGTCGAGATGCCATTGATTAACAAATGGATGTCCAGTTGGGTGTACATGAACTTGTGCATGAGGGTATATAGATTCTTTTGTACTACCACGACCATCTGCAGTAATTGCTTTAAGACCATGACCAAAATATAATTTATCTTCTGTCATACCACTTACTGAAAAATATTTGAAATGATTGAATGCTTCACCTACAAACTCTTTAAAGTCATATTTTCTTAGATGATTTGCATATGTCTCATTTACTTTACCATATGATATAAGACCCATGAAGTTACCACTTCTGTCTGCAAAAGTATTTTCCCATTGGTCCTTAGTACCTCGACCAAGTAAGTCAGCAGAGGTATCATAATACAAGTCGCCTATTGAACACATATCTTGCATAGCGTATTTTAGTACTCTTTTACGACCTTTGAACACGCTCGTATGCACACCATAGTCACCACAACCATCGATGACAAGACCACTATTAATACCATGTAACCACACACCATTCATATAGTGTGCATAGTGATGTTCGCATCTGTAGTATTTCTCAGCACGATAAGGTAAGTTCTCAAATACACATAAGAACTTTTCTTCAGAAATCTCATGTATCAATTCGTCATCTTTATATCGCCAATTTAGTTTTTCCTCTTGGTCAGGTGTGCCAGTCTGTTCACCAACAGTAACAACAATAGCATCTAATACTTTAGGTATACCCATACCTTTTAAGTCATCTGCTAACTTAGCAAAGTCCCATTTATAGTAGTGATATTTCTTGATACCTTTGACACGCTCTATATTAAGATACGTTGACTTCTTACCATTGACAACTGTTTCGTCAGAGTAGTATGTCACGTTTGCATCATGGTTAACTAAGTGAAGTGATAATATATTCATTAGAACTCTTCAATACTTTCTATCATTATGTTCATTCGTTTTGATATAAACAAGTCAAGCAGTTTACGTCTACTGCCCTCTATAGTACTATTTAGTTGCTCTAAAACGCTTGTTTTGATGTTATCTGGTACTAATGATAGATTGACTAACTGCATATTAATATCAAATCGGTCATTCCACATTTGACCATTGCTAGTATGATATAAGTTTTTCATATCTGACATCTTCTTCTTAGTGACAGGTTTCTGTCTACCACCATTAACGAATACATCAGGTTCAGATAAGATGTTTGGTATACCATCACCTCTGTCGCCTTTGATAGCGTGTTCTAATAGATATTCAGTAGGGTTGTTACACTTCAAAAACTTCTTTAATATCGGAGAGAACTGCTCTACATTACTATACTCTTGTAACTGTTGAAAGTCTTTATCTCCAGACAGAATAAGAATAGGGTCGCCCCCTAATTGCATACCTTTATCGTGACATATAGTTCCGATGATATCGTCTGCTTCTGCGTGTTCTACTTGAATAACTTTATATGGTGCATTCTCTTTTATCTCGTCACGAATGTTATTCAGTGCAGTGAAGATTTCATTCCAATCATATGGACTCTTCGCACGGTCAGTTTTTCGTGATGCTTTATAGTAAGGAAATATGTCTTTACGCCAATAGTGCTTATCATCACAACAAACAACTAAGTCTCCATACTTATTACTAAACTTCTGCTTATACATTCTTAATGAATTAAAAACCATATGGCGTACTAGACTTTCATCTACTGCACCTTGATTACCTTGAAGGTTCATCATAAGGTTTGAAATCATTACTTGGTTTAAGTCAACTAAAATCATAATATTATCCTTTGTTAGTCTTCGATATTCTCATCTGCTTCTAATTCGTCAAGCATTAAGTCCACTCCGACCTGTGCTATTTCACCAGCACGATTTTTCTTTAATGTAAATTTACAGTACCTATCAATTAAGTCCTGCATTTCGTGATGTACTTTACCATGTCGATATAAGCAACTTCTTAACGCCTCTAATGCAAAAGCATAGTCTTTAAGAAACTCGTCACACGTTACATCAACACCTTGAGCAGTCATCTCTTTAGCACCTGCCATTAAGATGCTTTCTGCTAAATAGTTACTCATCGATGCAACTTTTTGTTGTTGCATATCTTCAACAATGTTATGTGTAGCGGCCAAATCTTCTTCACTATTAATTTCATTGCTTATTGCTTTTGGAAACTTTATGACATTATCCGACATATCGATATTTACCTTTCACTAAAACTCGCCTTGCTTTTGTCTGTTGCTCGTAAGCAAGATTTCTCTTGTCTACAAGATGTCCAATACGTCTACTAATAGATGTACCAAGATTTTTTGGTAACATATCTGCTAACTTTTCGTCTGCTAACATAACTCTACGAACTTCTGCGATAACAACTCTTTTCTTGGCGTGTTTCAAGTTATCGATAGCACTGAAGATTGCTTTATCTATAGTAGTATGTATATCTCTACGTTTAATCTTAGGCACATATGAAGATGATGACCATTTAAGTTGACTACCTCCATTACGACCTACATATTGTTTAGTTCCATCTTTATTGATATAATGGGACTCTTCTACAATTTCATACATATAAACTTTAGTTCCGTCTTCTCTGACACGAATAAGTTTTTGTGCATATCTTGCTGGTTGAAGCATACGCAGTTCTATATTATCATTCTCACGTTTCAACGAAACGGGTATTTCTAATGCACTACTCAAACTGGATGTCCTTCGACCTCTGAAGGTTCTAATGTCTCTGGATATCTACTCCATAAGAAGTCTTTGACACTATCTACACGGAATGAACGCCAACCACTGACATCAATATCCCATACTGCTAGAATATTTCTATTAACTTTCTTTTCAGCATCAGGTGCTACATCGGACTTATAATCTTCAGGTAGATATTCTGACTTCAGTGTACAGTTCATAACCCTCTCTGTGCCGTCTTTCTTAGTGAATGTTACTTTCACAAAACCTTTATTTAAATCATCAATTAATTCTTCTCGCATTTCAATATCCTTCATCATAAGTTTAAATTCATTATACCCTCCTATGACAACTTTGTCAACTACTATTATCGGCATAGACCTACTATTTGGGAATTTTACCATCAAGTCTTCTCTACTAATATCAGTTGGCATATGAAAAATCTCTACGCCTAATCTTGAGTGTTGATTATCGACCAAGTCTTTTGCCATAGTGCAGTAAGCACAATCATCTTTCGTGTATATTTCAATCATGTTGATATTCCTTTATTTACTATTATCTTAATACGATTGATATAAGTCTCTCTTATATCATTGAATTTGTTTGCCTCATGCTTTCTTACGAATGCATCTAGGTCTATACAATCAGACTTCTGAAAATTCCATGCTTCATCTTTATCTATATTAACCCAAGTCTTAACTATGTTCTTTCGTCTATCCATAAAGGTATATAGAAAACTTTCATTAGTTGCAATATACTTTTTAGATAAAAACTTAACAAAGAAATTCTGTCTCTTACCTACAACACCTACATAGTCACTGTCTTCAAATTCTTTAGTATGATTATCTATCTCTAACTTCTTTCTATATGTAGGTACCATTGCAACTACAAAACCTATCTTTGACATATTTACGGCAGGATTTTGTGCTATCTCATAGCATTCTTTAATAAAGTCTTTTGTCCATTCATCAACAGATAGTTCACGAAAATGTTTAACAATACGATGTGCTTCATCAAACATTTCTTCTGGTACTCCTAACTCAATAGGATTGTTATAGAAATGTGCTACTTTATCTTTAGTAGATTTTATACCATTAGCAGTATCACCACGATAACCTGTATTAGAATTACCTATAAATTCGCCATCAGTTTCTACTTGCCAGATTGCTCTAGTTAGTAGTTGAATAAGGTCAGTAACGCCAGGGTTCGAATCCGTTTTGCCCGAAATCGTTATCGTTAAAGTCCTGATGTTCATTTGGTTCTCCTTTCAATTTACAATTACATCCACCACAGTTAATACAAGTCTCACATTCAGTGCATGAAAATTCATCTGCTTTACAACTATCATTACACTGTGAGCAACTATACATTATTAAATTTCAATTCTTCTTCATCTGCCCACTTATCATAAGCAACTGCTACTTGCTCTTTAGTTGCAATCAGATGATTAAGTATAGATATACCCTGGCGTTTTTCATCACTGGCACCTTCTTCTAGCAATATCTTTGCTTCTTTCAACTGATTAATATCATATAATATACTGTTCATATTTTATATCCTTTATAAACTACATATGCATCAATAGTACTATTCTTCATAGCATAAGGATTGCGTTCAATAAAGATACACAATTCTTCAAATGTTAATCCTAAGAACTCCATTTCCTTTCTAAGGACTGTCATTGCACCTTTGATTTTCATTACACATACTCCCTTAACTGTTGTAATGCCATTTCTTTAGGCATATATCCAGAGTACCTATCATAAGGTTGTATCATACCACCACACTCTGTTTTGTCTTTACAGATTGCACCTATATACCAACCAGCGGCAGATGCCATCACAATTGGTTCAGAGATTTGCAGTGTAGGAGTATACCTGTCTGCATTAAACTTAATGTCTTCAATTTTCTTTTGAAATTTCATAATATTCTCACTTTCTTTCATTTTATAATTCATAGTAACACAAATACTACAAGTTGTCAAGCACTTTTTTAATTAAATGCTATTAAACTTAGTAGTAAACTATTCAATGCAAATCCAACTGAATTTGATACGATATATAACATATCTTTAGCATAGATTGCCCTTATTAGAAACAAGAATAATCCTAACCAGATTAGTAGTATAAAGTTTAGGGGAGGTAATTGACTTGACCATCCCATTATTACTGAGATTGATGTCGGAGCAGTCGCTCCATGAATTAGGATCATTCCAATCCATCCACAAGTTTCTGGAATTACATTCTTTTTAGTAGTTGATTTTTTCATAATATTCTCACTTTCGTTCATTGTTAATCTTTATTATACTATTATAATAGCACAACTTTTGCCACTTGTCAAGGGAAATCCACATAAAAAGTAAAAAAAGTTTTCAGTAAAAACAATCACTTAGCAAATTAAGTGCATATTTTTTAAATTTATAGGGTGAAAAAAATATGCAAAAAAGCACCAGCATCATACAGTTTTCTCACATTAAGACTAGTAGAACTGTGCCTAATATCATTGGCGAAAACTCTAGTCGCCTCGTCTGCTTGTCTCTAAGAGTCCTAGCAAGTGGGGCAGATATCTTTCTATTACTTTTCAGCAATAGTAATAACGTATTTCTTACCATTCATATCACACATCTCAATGGTCTTTGTGGTTGATTGAAACCAACCTTCTGTAGGATGTAAATCCCACTGAATAGGACCGATTAGACCTATAATACCTTGTTCATCGTACTTCAACAATCCTTTTTTGATTGTATCTGCTATTTTGTCGCAATATGCAAGTTTCATAATTATCTCCTTATTCTCAATCTTACATATACATTATATCAGAACTATTTATGTTTGTCAAGTAAAAAAGTGGCAATAATGAAATTTATTTTTGTGTTGTGACTTCCATCTGTGTTCCTTTGACCAATATTGGACTAGGACTCCGTGGACTTTGCATATCTACTGCTTGTGATACTTCAGGTATAACAAATCTACACTCAAAAGTATCATTTTTCCAATCCCAAGGATCGGATGAAGTATTATCCCATGTTAGTACTGCTACTTTATTAATAAAATTATCTTCACTATCATTCCATGCAACTGTTATTTGTTGACCTACTAGACTTTCAACGAACCGATTAGGGTATGAACGTATCTCTGCTGGAAATACTTTGCTATCGCTTATTCGATTAAAATCGAGTACTCTTTGAGAGTGTTCTGAAAGTCTATGTGTCATGGTACTATTTATCCAATGTGATGTCGTATGTGATGCCGGTTTCTGCAAGTATTTTACGATTATCTAAATGTTGTTGTTCTATATCATCTTTTGATTGACCATGATATTTAACACCATAGGCATTCATAATCATCTCTTCATTAAGGTCTAAATCAAATTCTCCATCACCACTACTATACATGAGAATACCAAGTATACGACCAAACTTACCTCGGTCATCTTTCTCTGTCTTTAGATTAAAAACAGACCCTACAGGTAATCTATCTTTGATATAGTTCTTTGCAAGATTACCATAATACTTTTCTTGTAAATCTCTTGTACGACTTTCTGGTGTATCAATACCAAATAGTCTAA